ATGACATCCCCCCAGCCGGGTCGCCCCATCACGCAGCGGTGGTCTGCCATGTCCCCTGCCGCGAAGGCATGGATCATCGGCATCGGAATCTTCCTCACCCTTGGGGCGATCGGCGGTCTGATGGAAGCCGCCGGCATCCTCCCCGAGGGCCCGCCTCCCGAACACGCCGCACCTGACGGGGAGGACAGCAGCGAGGACGACGGGATCTCCGAAGACGAGCAGGCGTTCCTCGACGCCCTCTACGAAGACGCCAAGGAGCAGGGCTCGGGTATCCACGGGTTCGGCGACGAGGACAACCTGGAGCTCGGCTACGCCGTCTGCTCCGACCTCGAGGACGGCATGGCTCCCACCGAGGTCGTCCAGTCTCTCCAGCCCGACGACGGCGAGGACGAGGAGACGCCGATCTCGAAGGTGGCCTCACCCCTGGTGGGCCACGCCCAGACGTATCTGTGCGAGGAGCCCAGCACCGAGGACACCGGGAAGGGTGACTGGCCCGACGACGGCCACGTCACCGAGGCAGAGTTCGAGGAGCACGATCTCACCTGGCCGCTCACCGAGACCGAGGGCGAGCTTCAGTGCGAGATCATCGACGGCCCCGATGTCGAGAGCGTCACGATCACCGTGGACGACACCGAGTACGCCGTGAACGGCGTCGCCGATTCCCGCGCGGAGGACATCGAACCCATCTGGGCTGTGAACCAGGAGCTACTCGACGAGATAGAGGAGGCCGGCGAGGAGGCGCCCGACGACTTCACGCCGCGGGTCGGGATCGGTGATCTGATCGACACCGGACTGGAGTTGTGCGATGAGGGGTGAACATCCCCCAGCCGGCCCGGAACAACAGCCCCCGGACGAACCGGGGCTGACGCGTTCGTCCCGTGATCGGGGGTCACCACGGGGCGAAGGGGTTACAGGTTCTCGGCACGGACCTCGTCGAGGAACGCCTTCCACTCCGTGGCGGAGAACGACAGGTGCCCGGCGTCCCGGTTCTGGGTGTCGCGGACAGCGGTAACCATGCCTGGCTACCTCGAGCTACAACAGGGTAGGATCTATGTGGGAAATGCATTGGGTAAATGCAGCACGTACCCCCGGGAGAAATCCCCGGGGGTACTTGTGTTGCGGGCGTCGTCAGATCTCGCCGGAGCGCACGCCTTCAACAAACGCGCGCCATTCGGCGATTGAGAACGGAATGTGCCCGTGATCGGGGTGCTGGGAGTCGCGCACGGCGGCTCCACCGGAGAGCTCGGCGACCTCTACGCAGTTCTGTCCATGGGAGCTGCTGTAAGAGCTCTTCCGGAAGACCACTTCGTTACGGGAAATGCTGGGTTTCATGACAAGCAACCTTCTATTATGTCTCGAGCAGCTCTTCGATGAAGCGACGCGACTCGTCCACCGAAAGAGCTGCTGCTTGGCTATACCGCCACAAGGTCTCGTATCGCTCCAGGTGAGCAGGTTTTTCTAGATACAGTTCATCAGAGCCTGTGTCTAGGTAGACCACTGGAGTGTCTGGCTCTGGGAAATCCAGGATCACGAACGACCCGGTCATCGCGGCGTGCGGGCCGATTGAGTCCGGCAGTACTTGGATGCCGACGCTGGAGCGTTGCACATCGAGCAGGTGCTGCAGCTGTCCCTTAAGCTCCGGAGTGACCTTACGTAGCGCCGACTCGTCGATGATCGCCCAGAACAGCGGCGCGTTCTTTGCCTCGAGTACTTGCTTGCGCAGCATGCGGGCCTGCACGCGGCGGCTGATTTCCTCCTCATCGACGAATCCTCCACCGCGGATCACGGCACGAGCGTAGTCCTCAGTCTGGAGCAGACCAGGGATAGCCAATGCCTCAAACGTTCGGATGCTACGAGCTTCAGCCTCCAAGCCGACGAACATGCCGGTGCCGAGAGCATCGGTGAAGCTCGACCACCATCCGCGCTGTCGGGCTTGGCTGGCCAGAGTCAGTAGTTCCTCACGTTTGGTTTCGTCGGTGATCTTGTACTCGTCGAGGAGGTCCTCGACGTCACGGACGTTGGGACGCTTCCACTGGTTTTGCTCGATGTGAGTCAGCTTGCCACGTGACCACCCGAGCGCATCGGTTACCTCCTGTGCCGTGCGTCCGGTGTCCTCCCGCAAGACGCGCAGCTCCGATGAAAGACGTCGTCTCCGTGCGATGGGGCTGCCGGGCACGTCGCTCCTTTCGGTATGGCTGTCTCCCGATCCTACGGCGAACTTCTCACTCTCGGACATTTCGCTAACTACCAATTCTCTAGTTGGCTGTTGATGCTCTACAGCGCATACCGATCCATCTTTCGGTATTGCGATTTTAGCGACCAACATTCACTATGGCAGTGCCCAATCATTTCCCGCCGCCTGATCCCGGGCGGCCTGATCACCCGAGGTGAGCTATGCGCAACCTCGCGTCCCTATGGACGCTGCTCCTGATGCTGGCTATCGCCCTGTTCCCACCCACGCGCTACCGGGACCGCCAGGAACGCCTGGAACCGCGCGTCGCGGTGCCGCTTGCGCCCCGCCGTCGGGAATCAGCCCGCCGCTTCACCGTGCCGCCGCCGCGATCGTCGGAAGTACTGCCGGACCCACTGACTCACCCGCTTCCCGAACCCGAACTGCTCGACCCCGAGGAGCACAGCCCCGTGCGGCCCTACGTGACCGAGCTCGAGCGCCTGCGCCAACAGCGGGAGGAAGAGGGGCACTGCCCCGCCTGCGGTGCCGCCGTCCCCGCGCCGGAACCTTCCGCCCCGCCGGCATACGGCGACGGGTTGGACGACCTCCGCGCGGAGTTGTCCCCGCTGGTGCGCGCGTGGAAGTCCCAACGCGAAGAGAACCGTGCGGGGGTGGCCTGGTGAGTATCCCCGAGAGCTGGTCCTCTCCGTTGTTGCGTCCCGGTGACGTGGCCGAGGCGTTCGGCGTGACCACCGCCGCAGTCAACGTCTGGGTGCGCGAGGGCCGCCTGGACCCGGCACTGGTCACCCCGGGCGGGCACCGCCGGTTCACGCCCGGCCAGGTCCAGGACCTCATGGCCGCCATGAACCACCAGGAGGAGGGGGGTGACCAGCCGTGAACCTCACACCGCGGGAACGCCGCGAACTGCTCGACCTGGTGGAGCAGCTCTCCCAGGCTATGGACGACGACGCCCTGTGGCCCGGCCAGTTGCGCGACATCCTGCAGGAACTGCATGCCCGCGTGGTTGCCTGGCTCGGCGACGAGAACACGGGAACGGTTTCCCACCAACACAGCGCTGGGGGAGGTGGTGGCCCGTGCGAGGAGTAGAGCCCGGGTGGGAACCCGGCATGTGGGTGCGGCTGTCCGGGGAACCCGACGGTCTCACCCCGTGGGACGTCGTCGTGCAACGCCCTGACGGGATGCTGCGGATCGCACCCCGCGACACGGTCGGCGATGCCCACACGGTCACCGTCCACCCGGACACGGTGGAGCGCCTTTCCGGTGGGGATCTGTCGTTCCTGCAGTGCCGGTGGCCCGTGGGGCTGCGGGTGCGGCTGCACGGGGCGAGTTTCACCGTGTACGTGGTTACCGGCCACGCACCCCAGCCCGGCACGGCTCAGGGTGACGTCCTGGTGCGGCCTGCCAAGGGCGGCCCGGTGCGCCACGCCAACCCGCGCACCCTGACCGACTGGATCCCGGTCGAACTCCGCGAGTAGACCATCACGGAATGCGCGTCGCGGCCGAGGCGCGCACGGGGTGCGTGCGTGGCGCGGGGGAACGCACGCACCCCACCCCCGAGCGTTGTGGCGGACCAGCGCTCGGGGCTCACACCCGCCCCCGGGCGCCCTTCCCCTCTCACACTGCGCCCGGGGGCGGCCCCATGGGTATAACCGGCCCCATGGACGACGACATCAGCGACGCCCAGGCCGCCGAGGACGAGGCGTGGATGGACACCCTTCGGAACAGCCTCACCCCTAAGGACCGCGCCGACGTGCGCGACATCCTCATCGCCAGCCTGGGTATGTACCGCTACCTCGAACTCGTGACGCGGGTGAGAGCACGACGCGCACAGGACCCCTGACACACGAAGAACGCCCGCCCACCATCAGGTGAGCGGGCGCTTCTCTGCGGGCTGAGCGGTCAGCCTCCCACGTGCAGCTCTCCCGACACCGACACCGTCTCGGGCAGCGACGCGGTGTCACCGCCGCCTTCGGCGCGGGCGACGGCACGCATCAACTGCGCGTAGGCATAACCGGTCACGGTATCGCCCCAGCCAGGCTTGGCCGTCGACCCGACGCTGGCGCGCACCGCCAGCAGCCCTGCCGCGGTCTCGTCGCCGTAGTCGCCATCCACCCCATGCTTGGGCAACTCGCCGCCGGCGTACTGGATGAGCGCCTGCAAGCCCTTAACGGCCTCGCCGGTGTCGCCCTTGCTAAGTCCGATCAATGGGTCCTCCTCCACGCCGGCGGATCCGCCGGTTCCCCAGTTGTTGGATACCCGGCTCCGCAGGTGGTCGCCGGGGCAGGATGTGCTGGTCCACCGGGAGTGCGGGGTGACGTCCCCGGTGTCCACGCCCTTACCGGAGAGCCAGTCCCGGAACTCGCGCCATCCAGCGAGCTGATCCTCGGTAGGCCGCTGGGACCCGCCGAGCATGAACAGAACCCCGACGTGGGTCGCGTTGGCGCCCGGGGCGTGCGCACCCCGCCGGTTCAGGCCGCGTCCCGTCATCACGATGCCGTGGTGACAGATCGCGAAGTGGTAGCCCAGGCCACTCCACCCATTGCCATCGCGGTGGTACCGGTGCCACCCACGCACCTGGGCACGACAGTTCGCGTGCGACCCGCGGGACACCGAGGATGCGCCGACGTAGTGCACCACGATCCCGCTCCTCGGCCGGGCGGAGGACCCGATCGAAGAAGGGATACCCACCGTGGCGGCCGACTCGATCACCGGCACGACTCAGCCCTCCCCGTCGCTGGCCAGGTGGCCGTCAGGCACGTCCTGGGCGGCGAAAAGATCTTCGACGGATTCAGGCGACCAGACCTGCAGCCGGGTGATGACGCCGCCCGCGAGGATCAGCATGGACTCGACGTAGTTCTCAGTGAGGATGTCCTCCAGCGGCATTCCGTTGGCGAGCCGCCACCCGGTGAGCACCACCACCAGCCCGATAGCCACGTACACGGCCGGGTTACGGCGATACCGCAGCAGGTACCGCACCCGGTCATACAGCTGCGTAATGAGAGACATCAGCCCTCCTTGGGCATAAAAAAGCCCCGCGCACGGCGGGGTTCCAAAAATCAGACTCGCGATGAGGCAGGTCAGAGGGCGGCGCGGACCATACAGTCCTTCGCCTCCAGAAGCTTGCGCAGCCCCACGGTCAACTCCGGACCATCCAGCCGGCCCGCCATGTCATGGGCCAGACGCGCGAACGGCGCGGATATTTCTTGCAGGTGCGGCGGAAGATGGTCGTAAGCGAAGTGCTGGAGAATCGCCTCAGTGGACGGATGCATGAGTCTCCTTAGGTCAGTGCGGTCACCAGGCCGACGACGCCGCCCACCACCGTCACGCACACCGTGGCCATCGCGATCACCTGGCGACGCTGGATCCGCAGATCCTCACCAGTGACACACGTGGCGATGCGCTGGTACAGGTCCCGGATACGGGACTCGTGATCCTCTTGCTTGGTCAACGCGACGTCGAGGCGAGTCCGGATCTCAACTAGCAGATCCCGCGTTTCGCGATCATCAGGCACAGCACGTCTCCCTCGCTTGAGCTACTCGGGCCATGGCGCGCCTGCGATACTTCCGGTGTAGGACCGTGACGCGTCAATGTCGGAATCCGGATATTCTGACCTGAGCCAATTCACCATGGCGTCCGCCGCAACCTCGGCCATAGTGTGCATCGCTTCCCCCGAAGTTCCGGAACCTATCTCGAACACCACGGTCCAGCTCGTGATGTATGGAGGATAGTCGCGGGTGCTGAACTGGTACTCTACTTCGGTCGCTCCCTCAGGAGTGGGCATGGTGCCTCGTTTCTATTGGACGCGCGTGTAGAACGATCGGGTACGCAGAATTCCACGCAGAATGGTGGGAGTGCTGGAGGAACTCCACTGGGCGAACTGCAACGTCGCCGTCCCGCTCGCTCCGCCCACCTGCAGAATCGCATTTTCGTGAACCGAGTTGAAGTTGTCTACGTGCGTTCCCTCCGCCCGCATCTCCGTGGACGCAGACGGGGACCGAAGAATCACATTCCCACCGGTGTTGAGGTCTTCATCGTTGTCAGGATCCTCCAGGGAATACGCTGCGGTGACGCGCGGCATCGCCGTCCCCGTCGGCACATCCCAGGACCACCGAAGCCCGCCGGCGCCTGTCACCTGGGTGCTGGCTGCGGAATAGGCGATAACGGTGTACACCCAGTAGGTCGCCCCTGCCTCTACAGGGATACTGACCTCGGTCGGCACCAGGGTGGTGGAGGATTCCACTTCCTGGTTAGCTGCCTGAACCACTTGGCGAGTGCGGGATCGGTTCAGGTCGTCAGCGGTGATTACCTGTCCCGCGAACCACGGCCACGGCATAGTTTTCCCCTATTCCTAGTTAGAGTGCGATGGTCGCGGGTGTGGCAAGCCCGATTTCTGTGCCCGCATCGTGTGTTTTCGAGACCCCGTTGATGGACCGGGTCACCGTCATCCGCTGCGGAGTGACCAGCTCCACGAGCTGGTACCGCATCGACGGGTCCGTGCCCGAGTAGCCGCTAAACGTCGACGTGCTGAATCCGATCTGGCCCGCGGTGAGGGGGTCGGTAATCTCCCGGTCGATGTGCCACTCGGGAGGTTCTTGGTAGCTGGTATCCAGCTCAGGTCCGATCGATTCACCCGTGGGCGGGGTTATGGTCCAGGCGCGGGCCAGCACGCGGTGCCCGATGATGCGGGTTCGCACCCAGATGCGATCGTCCAGGTCAGCGCTGGCGGCGTAGGTCAGCAGCGGCAGGTCGACCGTCCCACCGACCTGGCTGGTGCCACGGGTGATCGACACCGATACCGTTTCATCAGCGTTCAGATGCACGCGGCACCGGTAGTAGTCGGTTCCCCCTTGGTACCGCAGCAGCAACGACGGCAGCTGCGACGAACCAGATGACACCTGGTTGGTGCGAACGCTCCACAGCACCTCGCAGTCAGCGATGTCGGTTCCCAGATCGAGACGCTGCACTCGGATCGTTTCCGTCGACGCGTTGAGCTGGACGAACCCGTACTGCGAGGAGTCGCTGGTGCCGATGGTGGTATCAGCCACTGTGGTGTCGATCCAGGCGTGCCCGGACTCGGACGTGCCCCACGTGTCGGCAGGCCGCGCGTCACGAAACAGGTCCCACCCGGCTGGCTCGGACCTGGTGACCCGCACTACCTCGCCAGCCAGACGTAAGTCGACCGGTATCTGCTGCGGATGCGTGAAGGTGGGGCCATCGGAGTTGATCCACCGCGCCCCCTGGTCGCCGCGTTCGTTCTGCACTGTGTGCACCACGAACTCGGTGTCGTCCGCTCCCACCCCTACAGCCAGCTCGGAGCCGGTGGTGTCAGCACGGTTCGGAGCGTTCGTGCCGGGGTCGGCGCCGTCGCTGATGATGGCCTGATCCACCCACAGCACATCTGTCGAGGCTGGGGTGTCCCGCTGGTTGATATACCACTGCAGCCGGTGTGCGTCCTCGGGAGCGACAGCGGACGCGGTGAGCTGGGTCCACTCCTCGGCCGGAATGGACGTGCTCGGCAAGATGAAGGGGAAGCTGATGCTAGTGCCGTCGGCGTCGAACCACTGCACGCTCATGTCCACGTCGTAGCCAGCGGCCGACCGCACCCACACGCTGAACTCGTACTCGATCCCGGCGTACACCCGCGGGGAGTCCTCCATCCGGGTGAGGATCCGGGCGTTGGACGATGTGCCGTCCGGCTCCATGCGGCCCGCGTACTGTCCCCGGTAGGCATGCTCGCGCGTGCGGGTCACCGTGGAGCCCACTGCCCGCCACCCGTAGATCGTGGTCTCGAAGTTATGGTTCGAGTTCAGGATCAGATCCGGACCGACTTGAGCCACCTGCGTGCTCTCGGCCGGAGACGCGTTGTACGTGATCTCCCACGAGTCGAGATTGATCGTCTCTTCGTAGCCCTCGGCGATCAGGTCGATCTGCTCGGGCGGCAAGAAGCTGGGCGGGTTGTCGATGGTGACCCGGTCGCCCACGTCGAGACGCGCGACATCGGGCCGCAGCCCTGCCCGGGTCCGGTCCGTCAGGTCCACGGTCACCGACGGGTACCGCGCCTTATCGACCGTGCCCTTGTGCACATGCCATCCCGCTTGGGACGGCAGCTGGTCATCAGAAGCGACATTGAATGTCTCGCTTCCGGTGTAGCGGCCGACTCCGTTCGGAGGGTCCTGGACACTGACCGGGCCGTTCTCGCGCTCGTAGCGCACCTCCCCACCGTCTTGCCGCGACGCGGTGAAGTCGTTGGTGAGCTGCTGGTCATCGTTGGTGGGTTCCAGCGGCGGGCTGACGTGGCCAGCCTGATAGTCCAGCGCGATGGTGCGTGGCTCCACATGGGCATACGCGGTATGGGACCGCCACACAGCATCGTTGATGTAGCCCGTGCCGTGCAGCGCGATCGTGTGGCCACTGTCCTCCACACGGACAGTTCCGTACCGTTGGCGGCCCGGGCTTTGCCCGAGGTCGTACTGCCCTTCGGGTGTATCGCTGAACCCGGAGTCCATGCTGGCGAACATGAACAGCGGAAACCCGCCCCACGGGTTGGCCGGACCGGTGGACATGGACAGCGCGTGTTTGTCTGCCTGCAGCGCGACCATGCTGTTCAGCCACCCATGATCGCCAAGCAGCTCCACCAGCTCTTTTCGTTCCTGACGGAACCGGCGGAACGAGTCGTGAGAGTATCCCCCGCCGCTGTACGACACCCCGATGTTCTGCTGATCGCCCTGGTCACTCAGCCACAGGCTCGGCACGATCCACACCAGCGCCTGCGCGTCACTGTTGCGCAGGACGCGTTCCATCCAGGACTTCTGGCCGGACCCGAGCATCGTCTTCGGACTACTGGGGTCGTCGTCGAAGTCCGCGTTGGGGTCGCGATAGGCGCGCACATCGCACTGCACGAACAGCACCCGCCCCCACCGCCACGACTGGTAGATCCCCTCGGCCCCATCCCCCGCCGGCAGCCGGTAGTGGGGCGCAGACTCGCGGTACACCGTCAGCGCAGGGTCGCGGCCCGGCGAGGTGCTGTCGGTGTTGTTGTCCATCAGGTCGTGGTCGTCTTGGGCGAGCGTCATGTTCACGCTGCGGAAGAACCGTCCCTGCCGCGCCGAAGCGCCCTCCGCGCCGTTGTAGGTGAGCACGTCGTCATAGGTGTCGCGGAAGTGGGACGCGTCGGTGGACTCGCCGTCGCGGTAGAAGAAGTCACCGAGGTGGCAGAAGCCCAGCCAACCCTCGGACAAGGCCCTGTTGCGCATGGTGTCGAATACCGGGTTGTTGCTGACGCCCGAGGTGATGTAGGAGTCATCCCCATTACCCGTCAGCCCCGCGTCGCCGGCCACGGCGAAGATGAAGTTGTGCGGCCGCCCATCATCCGGTGGTGCGGTGAGGAACGTACCGTCGAAGTCGGTCTGCTCGACATCGTCGATGACCCACCGGTAGTAGTAGCGCGTATCCGCGTCCAACCCAGTAGCGTCGATGCTGACCATGTCCACCGAGTCAGGGGACACCGGCCCGTAGGTGACGGGACCAGACATGTCCTCTTGCTCTGACACCAACAACTCCGCGGAGCTGTCGGTTCCCTCGACGCGGGCGCGCACCCACACCGACGTTGGCGTCGCCGCCCCATGCCAGGTCCACACCACGCTCACGCGTCACTCCTCTTCTGGTTGTAGCGGCTGCGGTTGGTGCGGTAGATCAGCGCCACCTCGTCCCGCGCCTCGTGTATAACCCCGTCGTCGACGAGCTCAGCCTCCCGGATGATCTCCAGCGGGCCGGCAGTCTGCTGAGGCCCCATCGGAGGAGTGGCCTCCAGATCCCCCACCGCGCGGAACGGGGTCTCCTCCTCGGACAGGACACGCTGGATACGGACTCCGGCGCGCTCCCCCTGGTGACCGTTCATCGCCTGGGTCATGTCCAGCGCTGTGGGTGGGGCTGGCACTGCCCCTTCGTCCCAGATGGTGATATGACCCAAGGCAGCATGGTCGTGAGCATCAATGGACTCGTCGAGGTCCCACTGGTACTCAACCCGCGCAACTGGCCGAGGGGCTGTGTGGCCTGAGGTGGTGTCGTTGGCGAGCAGAGTGCCGTCGATGTAGATAGCCCAATCGGACTCACCACCGCCGCTGTCCGTGACGCGCACCCGGACGTGCCGCGGCTGGGTATCGAGGAAAAACCGCGGCTCTGTGACGGTGGCCAGGCTGGTCAGGGAGGGAGGCGTCCCGTCCTCAGGCAGCAGACGCACCCCTAGGGTGATCTCCTCAGTCCCAGCGTCGAATCCGAGCTGCCACTCCTGGGTTTCGCCGTCGCCGGAGTGACGGGAGTGGATCACCAGCGTGTCGTCTCCGCCAGCGCCGGACCGCACCAGGTCCACCGACCATTCGTTGCTGACGTCATCACGGGAGGACCGACCGGTGATCTTCCCGAAGTCCCCAGTGGTCTGGGAAACGTTCTCCAGCCATGGGGCCAGGCCACCCGCGCGCCAGTCCATGCGGATGCGGACATAGTTGATGTTGCCGCCGGGAAACGGCCCCGCGAGCGGAGCCATGTCGTAGGCTCCCACGTCTGGGGACGCCAGCACCGCGGACTCACCATCAGTGAGTGGCCAGTAGGTGATGGGGTCCTGGGAGCGGATGTAGCGGCGCAGCGCTGACCGCGCTGGTGGTTCGCCCTGATTGAGACGCCGGAGCGGCCCGGACGCCTCGATCGGGATCGTGACGTCCGCTTCGGAGACGTCCCACCTCAACGGCCATTCCGCTATCTCACCGGCGAATCGCCAGTAGATCGTACTGCTGTCCGTCGAGGCGATCCCCACCCGCAGTGACGTGTTACGGCCGAGCTGCTTGTAGTGCGGGCTCTCCGGGTGGTCCGGTGAGTACTTCCCGGACCGGTTGTCGAGCGTAAACCTACAGCTGGACGCGTCCGCCGTGCTCGCCTCGTCTGACCGGCCACGCTGAATCTTTACATCGCCCGCACCCCCGGCGCGCACATCGTCGGTGATCTCGGTCCACTCGCCCGCAGCGATCTGGAGCTGAGCACGCAGGGTGATCGGCAGGCTGACCGAGGGGTCCGGCTCCTCCTCCGCAGCTAGGAGTATCGCGGTCGCCGCGATGTGGCCGCTCACTCCTGCGGTGAGCGTGTGCGCCTCAGTTGGCCCCTCACCCGGCGTCTCCCACGCGGAGATGATGCCGCGCGGTAGGTTCGTGATCTCGGTCAGCGCGCCCGGCCAGCTCTTGCTGGTCTCCGCGTCGTGGAACCCGTAGGCCACCAGGGCGTCACCGGATTCGGCCTGCAGGACCGGCAGGTCGATGGTAGAGGCGGCGTCGCTGCTGACTACCTCGTGCGACCGGACCCCCGACACACCGCGCCACGCGAGCAGGTTCAGGAAATGCCAGTGTTCACCGCTCCACTCAACGGTGTAGTCGGCAGGCTCGCCGTCAGCGGTGCGGGTGAGAACGTACGTGGCGACGTCGGCGCCGATAACATCTTCGGTGAGAACTGCCCACCCACTGGGCAGGCTGACGATCTCGTCGAAATCGTTCGCGCTCGCGAGCATCAGCAGCCGGTCGCCATCCTCGACCCCGTCGGGCAGGGCCACGGTGGCCTCGGTGACGAAACCTCCGGCGTCGGTGGACCCCACCAGGGAGATCATCGGCGCCCCCCATTGCCCAGGACGGTCTGCACGTTCCCGCCCTTGATCCGGATCTGCTTACGCAGCCGACGCAGCTGCTCCTCGTCGTCGCCATGCAGGTAGAGGTGCACCTCGGCGGGCTCCTGCTCCCGATCGACACGCTGCAGCGGCTCGGGCTTCCCGGTCCGGTTGTTGAGCAGGTTGAGCCCCGGCGACAGGGTCGCGCCTCGGTCGGCCACCACACCACCGCGGGATTTACCACTGGCCGTGCTGTCACCAGCGACCGGGGCGAATCCCCACCGGCTGGTGAACATGCCAGCTCCGGCACCACGCGCGGACGTCCCCACCCGCACGCCCTTGCCGCCGCCGGCGGCCTCTACGTTTACCCCCATCAACGTGCCGGCCTGGTGGCCCACACCAGAGTGCGTGTTGCCGATCATGAACGGGCTGCGCAGCCCACGCTCCCAGCCGGCCGGGCCACCACCGGAGAAGTTGTGCGTGGTGTAACGGCGGCTGTATGGGTGAGTCCCGCGGATCTTGTTCTCAATAGCGGCCATGAACCCGCTGCAGTCGTAGCCGTTAGGTCCGACACCGCCCCACACGTAGGGGTCGCCGTGCTGCTTGCGGGCGAACCGCGCGGCACGCTGCAGCCGCTCTGATGCGCTCGCGAGCCCGACCCACGAGTCGGCGCCGCCCATGGACGCCCACTCATCATCGGCGTCCTTGAACGCGTCGAGGGCCTTCTCCTTGATGAGCTTGAACGCGTGGTGCGGGATGCCCTCGAAATTGTCGCCGGTGCCGAACTTGCCCTTGATCTTGTCGCTCAAGGCATTGAACGGCTTGGTGGCCCACTCCTTGGCCTTGCCCGCGATGTCGTCCCACTTGTCGGAGATCCACTCACCGACCACACCACCGCGCGCGAAACCAGCCTGATTGGCGAATGTTCCGGTGCCGTCCCGTGGGGCCTGGCCGAGGCCCGCCCGGTTGGTCTGCTCCGACAGCTTGCGCACCGCGCCGACGCCACCGCTGTTGCCGACCGCGTTGAGCGAGTGGACGAATCCCGGGCCGAGCCCCCTGACAACCTCCGGCACCAACACACCCTCACCGGATCGCATCGGCGTCATCACATCGTCGCGCTTGGCCGACTGGTAGCCGGGGACCACACCACCACCAGCGAAGCCCTTCGGGACCTGGGCCTTGCCCAGCTTGCTGATGCCGGGAACCTTTTCGGCGACCTTGTTCCAGAGCTTCCGCAGACCCTGGTTGTAGACGGTTTCGATCGCGAACTCAACCGGGGTCTTCGCCACCGACTTGAGTTTGTTCCAGGCTTTCTTTACGCCGTCCTTCGCTTTCTCGAACGCATCGACGGATTTTTCTTTCAGCGTGGTGAGCGCGTCAACGACCCGATCGCGTAGTGAACGGGCACGGTCCGTCAGCCAGGTGCGGATGGTGTTCCAGATCGACCGCGCCCTGTTCCTCAGCGCCACGAATACCGCAACAGTCCGGTCACGTAGGTTCAGAACGAAGTTGACGACGCGTAGGACGAGGTTGCGCCATACCCATATAGCGATGGCGCGGATCGCCCGGAATATGGTCTTGATGATCGTCTTCATAATCGTGAAGTGCATCTTGATCGCGGCGACCAAGTTCGGGATTAGCGAGTTTCCGACCAGCCAGTTCCATAGCCACTTGAATGGCGTCACGATGCCGGTGATGAGACCGGAGACGAGGCCCTTCAGGATGGTGACGGCGCCCTGGAAGATGGAAGTCACGGCAGTCCATACCCCGGAGAAGATCCGCCGGACGCCGTCCCACATCCGGCGCCAGTCGCCGGTAAACAGACCGATGAAGATATCCAGCACCCCGGAGATCACGTCGAGGGCTCCGGAGAAGATGCCGGTGATGATCTGGAATGCGCCCTTAACGATTCCAGTGATGATCTGGAAAGCACCTTTAAGGCGGGCGACGAACACATTCTGAATGAAGGAGATGACCGACATCACGGTGTCGCCGTGGTCATCCCACACAGATTGGATGATCGCGACAGCTATCTTGACGATCGTCGCGATCCGATCGAAGATCTTCTGGAATTTCGGCCTGATCTCGTTGAACTTGGCCATGACCGCGTTCCACGCGTCGATCGCGGTTTGCTTGATCGTGGGCCACATCTGCTTCCAGATGCCGACGAGGGCATCGATACCGGGTTTGAGCGCGCCCTCCCACAGCGCATTCCAGCCGGCCTGGATGCCGTCCCAGGCACCCATGACGGCGCCGCGGAACTGCTCTGACCGCTTCCACGCCAGGACGAGTGCGGCACCGAGCGCGGCGATCCCAGCCACCACCGCAGCGACGACACCGACGACCGGCGTCATCACAGCCCCGATCGCCCCGATCGCGCTGATCAGCGCCCCGACGACGATCAGCAGCGGCCCGATCACTGCGGCCACCACGCCGAGGATCACACCGAGCTTGAGCAGCCACGGGTGCGCCTTCGATACAGCCTGGGTCCACTCAGTGACCTTGCCGACAACCGAGGTGATCCATGACAGCAACCCTGAATCGGCGATCGCGATCATCAGACCCTCGAAGGCGCTCTTCAGCTCCTTGACGCCGCCCTGGAACCCCTCCATTCGGGTTTCCGCCATACGGCCTGCGGAATCTGCTGCGTCATCAGCGGAAAACTTTGCATCCTTCAGATGCTCGGTGGACAAGCCGAGCATGGTGGCGAACTTCTTGCCATGCTCGGCACCGAACGCCTCGGTCGCATCATTGAAACCAATGCCAGCATCCTTGGCGTCAATCAGGATCTCGGAGAGGCTGCGTACCGATCCGTCGGAGTTCTTCAGCGCAATATCGAAATCGCTAAACACCTCCGAGGCTTGAGAGCCCTCCGCCATGATTTCGCCGAGGATCCCAGAAAGACCAGTACCAGCCTCCTCAGCGCGAATACCAGCGTCACCGAACAGGCCCAGCGCAGCCGTGGCCTGCTCGACCTCCCAGCCCGCAGAGCTGGCCGCACCCGCGGACTTGGACAAACTCATTCCAAGCCCTTCGACGTTCACATTCGCATTACCTGATGCGAATGCGAGTGCGTCAGCTGCACGCTGGGATTCGGACGCCTCCATCCCGAACGCGGACATGACGTTCGAGGCGACATCCGCTGCGGCCGCCAGCTCCAGTTGACCCGAGGACGCCAAGTCCAGCACGTCCTCCATGCCGGAGAGGATCTGGGTGTTGTCCCAGCCGGCCATTCCGAGGAACTCCATCGCATTCGCCGCTTCGGTTGCGCTGAATGCGGTGCTGGAACCGAGCTGCTTGGCTTCCTCTTCCAGGTCGGAGAACGCCTCTCCTGTGGCGCCGGTCACGGCGGCCACGCCCTGCATGGCGCTCTCGAACTCTCCGGCTGTTGCCACCGCTGCCGTACCGATGCCGACCAGCGGCGCGGTGACCGAGGCCGACATGGTCTCGCCGACCCCGCGGACATTCGACCCGACCTGCTTCATCCGGTCGGAGAACCCGGAGACGTCCTTGACGGCGTCGCGGACACCCTTGCCGGACCACGAGCTGAATATGTTGAACCCGAGGCTGGTGACCGAGGCCATGCGTCACCTCCTTCGGCGTTATTCAGGTGTGGTTTCGTCGTTCCAGGGCCGCGGCACGTAGTCGATGTCCCGCGGCAGCGTGTGGCTCTTCTTCGGGTCGGTATTCGCCTGGCGGAACAGCAGTTGGAACCTGCGCAGCTCCTCGATCACCCCGGCCATGAGCTCGGTGTGGTCGTCCCAGTCGGCGTGGCCGCGCCCGCCGACCCGCACGGCGTGGGTCGCCGAATCGCGCGGGAGTCGGGAGACGAGGACGTGGAGCCGCCGGATGCTCATCTCGCCGCGGAAGAACGCGTTGAGCTGGTCGGCGTCGCGTGGGTAGTAGCGCGCGAGGTCGGCCTCGACGTCCTCAGAGTGCTCGCTCACCAACACGGCGAGCTGGAGCAGCTCGTCAGGGATCAGTCCTTCGAGTTCGAGGACTTTCCCTCAGACTTGCCGGTCAGCGACTCACCGAGGGTGCGCACCGCCTGCTCGAATTCCTCTTCGCTGATGTCAGCTTCTTCGAGCCGGTCGAGCTGCTCCTCGGCGAAACCGATCGCCTCGATCGCTCCCCACAGGTCGCCGGAGCTCATGCGGCGCATGAACTTGAACCGCTTCCACCGCTTGGGCAGCACGAGTTCGAGATTCTCGCCGTCGCCGGTGGGCACCTGGAGGACGTGGCGCCGGTCCTCGGCCTCAGCCTCGGCGGCCTCCGCGGCGTCCTCGGGTGGCTTGTCGTAGTCGATGTTGGTGATCGTGGCGTTCTGCTTGCTGGTCATCGGGTCTCTCCTCGGGCCATCTCGGGGCTTCCTTCCGGGGCTTCTCGGGTCTGAGTGAGTGGCCCGACCAGGGACCCGAGAACCCGGCCGAGCCACGCTTTACGCGGACTCCGCGTCCTGGAGCACCGACGCCAGCGACAACCACCCGTTGGCCATCTCGGTGTAGAGCTCCATCAGGCCGCGGTCTTGAATCATCTCGGCGTCACGCAGCAGCCGGGCCGCGGTCGCCAGGGCCTCCTCGCGGGTCGGCACCGGTGCTGTCACTGGCTGCCTCCCGCTGCCGCCACCTGCTCAGCGGCGTCATCGAGTACACGCCGGACGTTGGCTTGTACGTCGGGCTGCATCTCACCCAAAGGCTCCAAGAACCACGACCCGCCGGTCTGGTCGACCCACACGTCGCGATTACCGAACACCGGGTGACGCCACCCGCCGCCCCTGTGCCGGGTCGCCGAATCCAACCCGCGTGGGATCACACTCTGCTCGGCCTCGGGCATCGCGGTAACGATCCGCATGCCCTGCTTCGTGCTGGCCCGCACCCGTACACCGCGGGCCACCCGCCGGCGGAGCTGGCGCCGCTTGTGCGGGTGAGCCGAGGTGCCGCCGGAGACGCCTTTCACGGGCAGGCTTTTGACTTCGGACTTCACCCGGTCGGCGCCACTCTTGCCGGCCTTGCGCAGCTCGGCGCGGAACTTCGTTGGCAGCTTCTTGTCGACAGCCCGCAGCTCCTTGGCGACCCGGGCGACCTCGCGGCCCACCTCCACCTCAAGAGGAGGCGGGCTACTACGCGCCATCAGGACGTGGCCCGCGCGATGGAGCCCTGCGCCGGGAACGTCACCGAGATCTCGGACAGCTCACCCGGTGAAGCGTCCAACGGGGTGTACTCCAGCAAGATGCAGGTTCCGGAGTACTCAGGGTTCGAGGAGCCCACCGGGTCGCTCGTGGGCCGCACCACCACCGGAAATTCAGTCTCGTTCTCCTGCAGATCCGAGAGCGTCGCATCCACTGAGGCGAGCTCGAAGCTCTGCATGAACTGGATCTCGAACGAGTCATCGGCGAGCCCGTGGGCGCGCCGGGTGCCGCCGGACCCGAACGAGGTGGTTTCCACCTCGTTCTTGCTGCGGTTCACCGTGACCTGGTTCGAGTTGTCGGACAGCGTCACGCCGTCGACCTCGATAAAGCAGTCTTTCAGGACAATGGGCTTAGCCATCGCCGGCCTCCTTCACCTCTTGCTGCGGCCGGAGCTCGGCCGACGACTCGTCCTTGGGATCCGGGACCGTCTGGTCCTGGGCATGAGAAAGCCCCGCGCTCTGGCGGGGCTCTGCGGGCTTCTTCTTCGATTTGGGTTTCGGCGGCGGATCCGGATCCGGAGGTGGGGCGGGCTCCACATGGCCCGCACGCATCAACCGGGCCGCGTGGGACTCCTCCAGCTCCACCTGTTCGCCGCGCTTCTTCCCAAGAACCGGGTGCGGGCCGACCACCACATAGGTGCCGTACCGCGCCGGTTCCGGAGCCGGAGCCTCCGGGCGCCTCCTACGGGGCGGGGCCATCACAGCCTCACCACCGCACGTGTCACATCGGCCGTCGCCTCGTAGGAGAGCTCCGCCTCACCGTCGACGTTGCGATACACCGACAGGAGTGGGATCCACGCCTCCTCGGACGCCGCCACCGTGTACACCCGATCCGGGTAGTCCGCGCCGGACGCCAGCGTCCCCTGCCCCGCGATCGTCACGTCCACCGACGAGGCGGAAGCGTTCTTCACCACCAGCACGTTCGTGCTGCCCGTCTCGGCCGTGTCCGCGTTGTCAGCGGCGCCGAACGTCGGCGCACCACCGTCTGTGCTGATGGTGTGTGTCGTAATCAGAGCCATAATGTCCTCTCAGTTCAGTCACCGCGCCTGGACCTCGACGTGCACGTCAGCGCCGAGGTAGTCGACTCCGCCCCACTGGATGAGCCCGTAGTGGACCACCCCCGGCACGAGCGCGTAGTCGGCGATGTGGTCGCCGTCGAGCTCCAGGGCGTCCATGCGGCGTTCGATGGATTCCTTGATCGAGTTCTCACCTTCGGAGGCGAGGTAGGAGTCCAGCGCCGCCTGGCCGGCCTCGTTGTGCGAGGTGGAAACGGCCACCTTGATCAGGAAGTTGAACTTGTGCGCGGTGCGTCCGAAGCTTTTGTCGTACTCGATCGCCGGACGGCCGGTCGAGGTCTCGGTTCCGATGCCGGGCAGGATCGCCGCCGCCGGCGGGCTGATCTCGCCGGATACGTGCTCACGAACCCGCAGACCCTGGATCGTCTCCAGCCGAGCCGCCAGTACCTGGCGCACCGCCGACACTGAGGCCATCAGGTCCCCCTCGTCATCACGCCACCGCCACGGCCCGGCGCCGGTAGGGCGCAAGTATTTGGGATACGCGGTGGTTCTCTCGGATCCGGATCAGTCCCATCTCGGCGTTGCCCTGGACACCGAAGGGACTGTCCTTCATCTTGAAGATCTCGATCGCCGTCATCAGCGTGGCCTCGGTGATCGACTCGGGCACCTCAGCCCACCCCCACTGGGCGGTCACCTCCACCACGCCCGAGAAGTCCGCGCCGCGGATGCGCCAGTAGGGCCAGCCGGGTTCGCCGTCGACAATCCCGCCGAGCGGTTCCAGCGTGTGCGTGCCGGAGTCGTAGGGGTCTCCGTCGATCACCAGGTCAGTGGTGGTGTGGAAGTCGTCCACCAGCAGCAGCGTCGATGTGGTCGCCGCGAACTGGCGGTCGCTGGCCGTGGTCGACTTGTTGAACTGGCGCTGGCAGAACTGATTCACGCCCCTACTCGCGGCGGCGAGCGCCCCGTTGAGCGCGTCATCGTCCTCGGTATCGACGATGCTCAGCCGCGCCTTCAGCTCCGCCAGGCTGGCGTACGGGTCTCCGATGGCCATCGGTTACCACCCGCCGCCGTGTGCCCGCTTGTAGGCGGCCACCAGGTCCTCGGGGAGCTTGCCGGAGCTGGGCACCTCGTAGCCCTGTTCCTTGGCCCACCGGCGGACCTGCTTCGTGGTCGGCTCCGCCGGTGCCTCCGTGGTGGGTTCTTCCTTCGGCGCGGCGGCCACGGTGGTGTCTGCCTCGCGGACCTGGCCGGGCGCGGCGGTGGTGTCCTCAACCCGCCGGCCGCGTGATCCCTGCTCCGCCGGGTAGTCCACCCGGATCGGCTCCCACAAGTGTTCGTGATCGCGCACGATGTCGGCCCCCTTCTCGGCGACCGTGGTCCCCTTCTGGATCACCGCGCGGCGGCCGTGGTGGCGCACCACAGCGCTGGTCTTGGCGATGACAAGATCGGTGTCTGACACAGTGGTCTCCTTGCGTGTTCGCGTGCGGGCGCGGACGACACCGCCGTCCCGGCCGAGCTCCTCCAGCGCTGAGGCATCCGCGCCGACGAAGGCCAGCGCCTGGCGGCGCGCGCCCCGCCCCAGCAGAGAGGGCGCCCCACCGTGGTCAACCCACGACGGCACCGGGTACCAGGCGGGCCAGGCGCGGTGCTGGTAGTAGGCGGCCAGACGTGTGTCGTACACGCGCGACGGCCACTCCAGCCGGTCGCACCAGTCGAGCATCGCCGGGATGGAAGCCGTCGGGGCGGCGATCGCCACTCCCCATACCAGGTGGGGCGCTTGCACCCATGCGGCCCCGCGGGTGGTGGCGCGCTCGGCTGCGGCGGCGATGCCTCGGCTGCCTTCACGACCGAGGTAGAGCGACAGCACCGACTGCTCCGGCAGAGTCTCCACGGTCTGTTCGACGGCGGGCAGTAGGTCCCGGCTCACGATCGCATCGTCCTCGATGACCAGGTGCCAGTCCGCATCCGGGTCGTGGGCCTGCCACGCCCTGCGGCCGGTGTCCCAGCTGTCGCCCCACCGGTCCCACACCACGTGGGTCTCGTCGAGGCCGAGCCGGGCGAGCAGGTCGGCGACGAGGTCGGCCCGGTCGGGGTGGGCACGGATCGCGTAGCTCACCCGCACGCGCCACCCCCGCCGTAGCCGACGGGTTCGGCGCGGCCGTCAAGCAGGCGCCACACCGCGGCCTGGTCCACCGCGGCGCGGTTGCGGTGGTTCACATCGCGCGGCACGTCGGGACGCTGGTGACCCAGCCGGCCGACGGCCGGTTCGAGATCATCTGCCCGGTCGGGCAGGTCCTCCACACGCACGGTCATGTCGGCGACGGCCGCGCACCGGCGGTTCCACCGCACCCACCACTCCACCGCAGCCTCCATCTCAGGCCGACCGACCAGGGTGGGCTCGTGCTCCAGCGCGAAGGCGAGATACTCCGGCCGGCCGCGGCCGGCGAAGAACCCGATCCCTACCAGCGAGGACACAACGTCCACCGGGTGACGCACCACATGCACCACCGCACCGCGCCAGATGCCTGCTTCGATGTCGGGCAGCGCCATCCATGAGCTGTCGGCCTCCAGGCCCGGGCGGCGCCGGCGAGCCACCGGTGTCCACCACTGCTCGTGCCCGCAGTCGACACCGGCCGCGGTGAGCAGTCGGGCCATGTAGCCGGTGCCGCACCGGCCGGTGCCGACGACGGCGCACCGGGGCGCCCCGTCGACGCCCCGGTTCGGCTCAGGTGCCGTTGACCAGCACACGGAACGCGTTGTCCGCCAGCACCAGGCTGGAGTTACGCCAGATCGCGACGACCGCCCTCTGACCGGTCCACCGCTGGTTCGAGCTGCCGAGCACGTGGGGCTGCAGCTCCACCGTCATCCCCAGCCGGTCCACGATCAGGAACTGGCTGAAGTCGCCGAACAACAGGTACCTGTTGCCCTCGGTGCCGGACCCGGCCATGGCCGATGCCTCGTGCGCCGGGTAGCCCAGCAGTTCACTCGGCTGGCCCGATCCGAGGCGCACCCACAGGTCGCCACCATCGGAGCCGGTAGACAGGCTGCGCACGTCGTTGTACACGCTCTTGTTCGCCAAGAACCGTCCCCGTCCGCGGCTCCGGACGGGAAGCGCCTCTTCCAGTGAGTAGAGGTCGTCGACGTCGAAGCTGCCGCCGTCGAGCACCTCCGAGCTGGCGGCCAGCGTCGCCACGACACCGTTCGGGTTGTTGCCCGACCCGTCGCCGGTGACGAAAGAGCTGTCCTCCTCGCGTTCCTTGGCGTCCATCAGCAGACGGCTGATCTCCGAGCGGAGCTGCGGCCAGTCCTGGTCCACCTCCACGGAGAACGGAACGTTCGCGATCACCCGGGACGGCGTCACCTCGGGCTGGGAGATCGTGAAGCTGTCGTCGTCCGCCTCGGCGCCCTCCCCGGACCGCGACACCGTGATCCCCTGCGAGGTGACGCCTTGCCACGTCTTGGACGTGATCTGCTCCACCCGGGCGATCTGCCGCAGCGGCGACGTCGAACCATCGCTCGTCAGAATCACAGTCGGGTCCAACTGGAACGGCACAGCGAAACCACCAGCCGAGTCCGGACTCAGGGCCATCTGCCGCTGCTCTTCCGCCGTCCAGGTGTGCGGCCCGTGCATGACCGCTTTACCGAACGCCCGGTCATAGACCGGATTACCGGTCGTGAGGATGCGCTTGGCCAGCCACCCGTCACGCGAGTCGGTGCGCGCGAGCAGATCCTCGACGTGCTCGGCTACATCCTCTCGGGACCGTCCGGCGTCGGGCGGGAATTTCGCCCGCTCGATGGCGCGGCGCGCGTTGTCGTGCAGCTTGTCCCGGTACTCCTCCTCAGAGGAGGAATCCGCTCGCAGCCGCGAGATCTCGTAGATGTCCGCACCACGACTCTTAACGAACGACGGGGCCTGCGCTGTGGCATCGGCCCGCTCACCAGCGTTGGGCTGGGTCCGCGAGACCTCCTGCAGCCGCTGACGCCGCGCCCGCATCTCCTGCACCGTGGTCAGATGATTGTCCCGCTCTGAGTTGAGACTGTTCCACTCCTCACGGGCCTCATCCGCCATGCGGGTTCCGGAATACTCGGCGTCGAGTTCGGCGATGCGCTCGTCGATCTCAGCGATCCGCGCCTCACGGTCCTCTATCGACCGGGGTTCCTCGTCAGGGATTGGGGTTCCCATCACTGCCTCCTGGCATGCAAAAACCCCGCTCACGGCGGGGTTCGGGTTCGGTCAGCGCCTCAGTAGAGGCGGTTGTTATCGGGCGGAGGTAGGTACCAGTCGGCACCAGGCGCGCCGCCGATGTAGACCGAGTGCGTGCCGGCCGGAGGAGTGGTCCTCGCGGTGGCGTGCGGCTCGTCGTCTTCCTTTTCTTCTTGGGGTGGAGCCTCGCGGGCAGGGGTCTCGTCGTGCTCGCCGGCCGAATCCTCGTCGCGAGGCTCGGTGGCGTGCGGCGACTCTTCCTCCTGCTCGGGCTCCTGCTCGATCGCGTCGGCCAGTAGCACGGCGCGCGCGAGCTCTCTTCGGGTGTCGGGGTCGTCCAAGCGCCCCAGGTCGATAGTTGTCGAGCGCACCCCGACCGAGGTGTCGTCATAGGCCGGCCACACCACCGGCCCGACCTCCGGGACGCGCAACTCTTTCAGGTCGCGCAGGATCAGCTCGTCGTCGGGCAGATCCTCCATCCAGGTCCGCATGAGCGCCTCGCGCAGCGTCTCCTCGTCGCGGATCTCCTTACCGGAGGCCTCGAACCACCGCTGCCTGACGACGCCGAAGCGGAACGACATGCCGTCCACCGCCCCGGCCGCGATCGCGTCCCTGACGGGCTCGATCAGCCAGTTGTCGTGAAGGCGCCCCACCACGTGCGCCCCGCCCTCCGGGGCGAGGTCGGGGTCGGTCTCCTCAGCGATGCGCTCCACCGACGCGATCGGAATACTGCCGATCAGCGGGTGGCGGCCGTGGTCGAACTGGACCCTGGGAGGGTTCTCCCGGAAGCTCTTCTTCATCGCCCCCGGGGAGATCTTTTCCCGGAAACGCCCCTCCCACGAGTCGATGATCGACTCGCGGTTGAATACGGCGGCGAACCCATCCAAGGTCAACCCGTCGCCCGGCTCGTCGTCGCGGGTGTCGGCCGCGCGCAGCGCGAATGGCGCCTGGCGCAGCACGTCGTCGCGCGGCGGGACTTCGGCACGCCGCTCCACTGTTTGGCTCATGTGCCACCTCCGGCCGGCGCGGGGCCGGGCTCTCCATCTCCGTTATCCGGATCGCCGCCGCTGCCGTCGTCGTTCTGGTCGCTGGACATCGGCGGCTGCAGTTGGACACTCATCAGCGGCCTGCCTTGCTCGTCGGTGTGGGGTGCCAGCCGTGTCCAGTCCTGGTTGATCACCGCATCTACGGCCGACTCGTGCGTGAATCCGTCTTTGACCAGCGCCACGATCGTGTTCGCTTCTTGCTGTTGCACCGACGCCTGATCTTGGGCATCCATCGCGAGGAACGGCATGCCGCGGGTGGCGAACCACAGCGCCGCACGGTCATCCGGCGGGGTGAGGATCGTCTCCAGACTGGTGGCGGCGTTACTCCAGAGATGCTGCAACGTGCCGTCGGAAAACCGCCTCCGCGCGGACGTGAAGTTGCCCGCGTTCAACGCGCTGCCCTGAAGCCCTTCGCTGAAGCCCACCCACGACGGAGGAACACCGGCCGCAGAAGCAACCCTCGATTCAGCTTTGCCCTGGGTGACCGCGAACTCCAACTGCTGGAAGTCCTTGCCGACCGGGGTCATGTCCGCACCGCCACCCAAGAACAAGGTCTTGTAGGCGTTGGCGGCGCCCTGGTGCTCGGCCTCGAACAGCTCCTTGAACTCCTTGACCTGCTCCATCGAGATACTGGAGTCGAACTTGATCACCGAGTTCGGCGTCGCCGCGTTGCGCAGGAAGGCCCTCTTGTGGTCGGTCTGCAGGTTGTCGCCGATCACGTCCTTGATCACCGGCGTGATCCACGACATCCCGATGAACACCGCATCCGGGTCCGGGTAGGGGGCGTAGTGCGCCACCTCATCCGGCTCCAAGAAGATCATCCGATCGCCGCGGTCACCGCGGGGCATGTAGGCATACCCCAGGAGCTCCACATCGGCGGCATCGGCGGGATGGTCCGGGTCCTCGTTCGACCCGAGGATGATCGTCACCCAGTCGGGACGCAGCCTGACCAGCCGCGAGGTGCGGCCGCGCCGCAGCCGTCGCACGTAGGCGTTACCCGCGCTGGTGACGTCCAGCTCCATCCGCGCCAGCAGGTCCGCGGTCGTACCGCCGGGCCAGGGCCGTTCCAGAACACCGAGCTCCGGGCTTCCGAACAGGTCCCCGGTTCCCCCGCGTTCGAAACGCGTCCATTGGAACCGCGCCTGGGAGAACACCTGCATCCGTGCCAGAGTCAACGCCCACACCGGACCGTTGCTTTTGACCAGCCCGGACAGGGTGGAGCCGACCTGCTCCTCATCGAGGGTGCCCATGGTCGTCTGCAGCACGCCCGCCTCTTGGGCGGCCAGCACCGCATCCACCCAATCCTGCGTGGTGCCGCGCTGCTCAGTGTGTTCAGGTTCGCCGCCGCGGCCGAGGAGCCGCTGCCACCACCGGGCCATCAACTACTCCCCACCAGCGCGAACGGTTTCGGGGACTCTTTCCTCCCGAACTTGCGGTAGCCCCACAGCGCCTGGCTTGCGGCCACCAGCGGGCTGATGTCTGACGACGGCGTGTCCCGCCCCCACACGAACGCTCCGTCCCGGCCGACCTGGTGAGCGGTCGCAGACGAGACCGCACCCGTCAGTGACCCCTGATCGAGATGACGCACTGTCGACCGCCACCCATCCGGAGCCGACGACGGCCGCACGCAGGCATCGACGAATCCCCCAGCGGCTGCGGCACGTTCGTTCATGCTGGCCTTGATCACCGTCACGTCCTTGGCCTCCAGGTCAGGGATAAGGCTGGCGGCCGGTCCGAAGTTGCCCACCACCACCGCAGCCGGCTTCCACTTCTCGATCAGCTCCAGGGCGCGGGGCACCATCCAGGTGACGCCGGGCAGGTGGTCGACGACCTCGACGTGGTACAGCCCATCCGGGCGCACACCCGCCACCCCGATCGCGCCCATGCTGCGTTCGGGGTTCACGTCCAAGCTGAAGCACACCGGGTTGCGCGGCTGCGAACCCGGATCAACGAGCGCGGTCCACGCGTCCTCAGGGATGACCTGCCACCCCTCACCCTCGGAGGGCCAATCACCTACACCGAGGCGTTCCTGGTCGAACTCCGCGTGGCCGAGCGAGCGGAACTCGTTGCGGACGTAGTCCACGCTGATACGGATTCCCAACGCCGGGTTCGCCCGTGCCCACGTCTCCGGGGCATCGCGCCGGTCGTGGTCCTCGCACTCTTCGGGGCAGAGCTGCCCGCACGCGTTCGCCGACCACTCCAGGTAGCACAGCGACGGGTCACCACCGGCCAGGGCACGGTTTCGCACCCGACCGAGCTGGATGCTCTCCTTGTTTCCGGCCGACCCGAGGTACCAGATCTGTGGGTTCGGCCGCGCCGACAAGGTCGGCATGAGAGCGGCCATAACCTCTGGCGGCAAGAACATGGCCTCGTCCAGGAAGACGACATCGCCGGAGAACCCGCGGCCCCCTCCCTTCGACCTCGCCTTGAACAGCAGCCGCTGCCCTGACTTAAGGAAGATCCCCTCCTTGCCGTGGGAATGCGAGACCTTCTTCACCTGAGCGTCGAACTCCGGGGTGTTCTCGATCAGGGTCAGGATCCGGGTGAACGCCTCGGCCGAGGTGTCGAACTGGTGGGCCGTGTGAATCAGAACCCGCTCACCGAAGGCGAACAGGCCAGCCAGCTCGCGGGCCTCGATAACCCCACCTTTGCCGTTCTGCCGACTGACGACCTGGCCCACCTCGAAGGACGCCCACTTGCGCTGGTGCTGCCCGAGCAGCTCGTTGTAGAACGTTTCCTCCTGCTCGCCCAGGGCCTCGCGTAGCGTGAGCTTCTGCCACGGATCCAGGTCGAGGCCAGCCATCGTGGCGACCTCGATCGCGTCATCCCCCGCCGTGCTCACCCGAGGTGGGGAGCTCAGAATCCGCGGTTCCTGATGCCCGAGCAGCGCGGCGGGCGGCGAGATCGTCAAGGCGTGACTCCTTCCCCGTCTCCGCGTTCTGCACTGAGGTCTTGATCTTGGCGACGGTCTCCCGCAGCTCCCGCGACAGCGCCGACGAATCCCGGCTGCCGGCCTCATCCAGGCGCGCGGCCAACGTGATCGCCAGTGCACACAGGCCCGGCTCGTGCTGTGGAGCGCCGAGAGATTCCAGCTCCGCGCGAATCTTGTCCTCGACCACAGCGCCTCCTAGCCGATCAGCGCGAGCTGTTCCCCCGCAGGGTGAGCTCCCTTACGGGAGTTGCACACGAAGTGAGCGAGCTGGACGTTCGCACGAACATCGTCGCCGCCTTCGACGATCGGGATGATGTGGTCGATGACTGGCGACTTCGGATCCGGATACTTCCTGGCCATGGCGACGCGCTTGCCGCACAACTGGCAGGTGCGTTTATCGCGGGAAGCGATCTCCTCAAGCGTGTAACGTTCCGCCTGCGCTCCGCGTTGCAGAGCGCGCCGCGTCCGATTCTTGCGGACACACCGCGCGCTCTCTCGTATCTTCGCGCACCCTTCACACAGCGGGGTGTTCGCGGAGTTACGTACCTCCGCGCCGCAATCGGCGCATGGCCGGGGGCGAATCACTGCTGGAGAGACCGTCGTTCCGTTCTTCGCCTTCCCGCAGCACGCCCGAGAACAATAGGACCCCCGACCTGGCCGGGAAGCTACGAACAAGGCTCCGCACCATAAGCACGTCCGTTCCCGCGCTTTCCGACGACAATCACGGCAGATCACGGACTCGTCAGCGAGCGATCCTTCTCCGACGTAGCGCAACGCGCTACACACCGAACACGGCAACATACGAGGCATTGGTTTCTCCCGGATATACGGAAGGCCCCAGTCCGGGAGAACTGGAGCCTTCCTACCGACGGTAGCTAGCCGCCGGATGACCAGAGTTGGGGTCCTGAAAGTTGAGGGGGGGCGTGATCACGTGGGCGGCGGGCTCAATCAGAATCGTGTTTCCGCTGGTCATGGCCCCCCGTATGGGGGTGGGGGTAGGGGGTATGGGCGGTGGGGTGTGGGTGTGGGTGCTCTGCCCCCGCCTGCCCTGGCCCTGGTGGCCTACCAGTTGCGGCTGTTGGCCTGTTTGGGCCAGGTGACATCGGTGCGGTTGCCGCGGGTGGAGTTGCAGCGGCGATGTGCCTCGCGGTGGTTGCTCGGGTCGAGCGCGAGGTCAGGTCGAACGCTGAGTGGAATCGCGTGATCGAGCGTCCAGCTCATCGGCGACGTCGACGGCAAGCTCACGTCGATGCTGCGTCCGCACAACCAGCAGACGTTGCTGCCTTCGCGCTTGAGTCGAGCCTTGGCGCGTGCGAGTGGTCTGCCGGAGCGTCCTTGTCTGTAGTTGTGGTTGAGCGTGGTCACTGGTGTCACCTCGCTCGTGGGTGGCGCGCTGCTGTGTGTGGTTGAGCCGCGGTAGTAGTTCGCGCTGAGTTGCGGTGGGGTGTGGGCGGTGGGCTTGTGGTGTGGGGTAGCGAAGGCCGGTGTGGGTGACGCCGGGTTCCCAGTTGCGGCGGGTCCCTGGTTGGTGGTGGCCGGGATGGTGTGCGGGAGCGCCCCAGGCGTCAGATAGGCCCGGGGCGCTCGACCGCGTCCCCGCCCGCCAAACGGGGAGCATGAAAACGCCCCCGGTGTGACCAGGGGCGTTCAGGTACAGGTATGAGATTGTACGTTTCTAGAGTGCCACAAGGGTCAAGCAGGTAGGCGGGTCTGTACGCCAACCTTTTGTGGTGCCCGTTGGTACGGACTCGACTTCTCCGGCAGCTCGCGGAGATCGAACATGCGGGTGCCACGACGTGCCCATCGGGTGATGCGGCCTGTGTGGTGCCACCGGTAGAGGGTGCGCACCGGGCGTCCGGTCCATGCGGCGGCGGCGTGGATGTCGACGAGGCGCGGTCTCATGCCCCCATGATCACTGATGGTCAGGGCGGGCGCGAGTCGATGTGCACGCCGGTCGGCTTATGCCGTCTGCTCCCACGGCCACGCGGCCCGCTGTCCCGCTTCGATCAGTGGGATCATGCGGAACGCGGCGTCGGACAGGCCGCCGAAGGTGTGCCGGTTGCCCTCACCCGAAGGGCCATGACCGTACCGGTACCCGGCCAGGTTCCACGTGTACACCGGCACCGATTCCGGCACCTGCGTGGTCGGGTCGCTGCCGTACCACCCGCCCCATGCCTGCTCGTCGGTCACGATCACCACGCGGTCGTGGCTGCGGAAGTGGGCGCGCACCGCGTCGGCGGTGTTGGTTCCGCCCATCCAGTTGAACCGGTCGATGACGCGCAGCAGCGAGTCCCCGCGGGCCACGGTGACCGGCGCTGACCGGGTGCCGAACTCGACCAGGTCGGCGTTCTGGCACCGCATCGCGAGTGCGGACCCGAAGATCGCGGCGGCGTCGGCGCGGTTCAGGTCCGAGCGCTCCGACAGCCGCGACTGCATGGATCCGGACCGGTCGACCAGCACCAACGTGCGGCCTCCCAGCTCGGGGACATTGCCCAGGGACGCGTGCAGCGCCTTGTCCAGGGCGTGGCCCCACCGCAGGCTCGGGGCGTTTCGGTAGGCCGCGAGGAACCGCATGGGGAACTGGCGGGAGCGCGCGACCTGCTCGGGGTCGGCCAGCCGGGCGGCGACCTGCTGCGCGACTTCGTCGGAGACTCCGGTCTGGTCGAAGTTGCGGAGGTTGCGCAGTAGGGCCATGTAGCCCATGGATGGGATGAACGCTTCCCATAGCTTGGTCTTGTCGACCTTGTCGCCGGCCATCGACAGCGCCGCTTCCCATGTCAGTCCGGCGCGTTTCAGCTCGTCGGGGTCGAGGAGGATGGTCGGGTCAGCCTCCAGGAACTCAGGGAACGCGAGGTTGCGGGCCAGCACCGGCAGCGTGTCCGGATCGGGCACGGTGCCGCGGTCGTGGCGCCGGTCGTGCGCGTACTGGAACAGGTGCCCCTGCCACGGCTTGGCCGCGTCGGGTGAGGCGTGGACGAGGTTGAGGACGTCGCCGAAGCGGAACCCCTTCGAGGTGGTGTCGTACTTGATCATCGACCGCTCGTTGTACAGGCGTCCAACGGCGTCGGCGATGCCGCGCTTGACGGGCTTGGGGACGGTCCGGCCGTAGCGGGTGGTCCAGTAGGCCAGGGCCTCGCCGGGCTCGTCGGCGCGCTGCAGGGCCGCGGCCACCATCTGGCGGGAGTGGCCGTGCTCCTCGGCGTCGGTGCGGGCCTTGGCGCCTTCCAGGGCGGCGACGATGGAGGCGGTGCGCATGTTGCCTTCGCCGCGCAGCCAACCGCCGAAGCCGGTGAACCACTCGGGGTCGGACACCGCGATCTCACGGGCGAGCGCGCGGAACCGGGTGTCGCGGGTGTCGGCGTCCTCGTAGAAGGTCTGCTCTCCGACCATGTTGGACACCGCGAGCAGGAACAGTTCCGAGCGGGTGTCGCGGGCGTATCCGGGCGCGCCTTCATGCGTGCGCCCCGAGGGGGCCTGCTCGGAGGCGATGGGGCCGCGTCCCGAGGGGCGGGCGCCGGCGGTGTTGAACTTGGCCATAAAGAGAGCTCCTTCCGCGCGGGGAGGAGCCTTCTTCAGGTGATGCGCCCGAGATCAAGGCGGGGACGGTACGTAGGCGCTCTGCCATTGAGCTACACCGGCGAACCGGCGACGGGATTCGAACCCGCAACCACCCGCTTTCAAGGCGAAGTAGCCGTCTCCTGCGCACCGGGCGCATCGTCTGAAGTTGTGTCCTCCCGAGATCTTGGTGGCTCCGGTGTGATTCAGCCAAGAAGTAACCGGAGTCGGCGCACCGGGAGGTGCTGGTGGCACAGTAGCAGGAAAGGGGCGGCAGCGGGGGCTGGGTTTTGGGTTGACCACTAATGGTTGGGCGCGGGGTTGAGCGGGCGCCTGTACGGGTCGGCCCATGCCCGCCGGTCGGCCGGGAGCTGGGTGTCGCAGTCGGGGCACAGCCATGCCAGCAGCTCCCCGTCGACGATGCTCTCGACGGGGGCCGCGTCTTCGTGGCTGCACGTCTGGCGGGCGAACTCCTCCTCTAGGAAGCGGCGCCGGTGCTCAGGGCTGACGTGGCGATCGAAGGCGATGTACCGCTCGGATGTGGCGCCAGCGCCGGGGATGACGCCGCCCCGTGCGTAGTCCTCCCTGGTCGGGCGGCGCAGCGGCGGGGGCGGTTCCTGGGGCGTGGACTGGCGGTCCGGGATGGGGCGATCGCCCTTCACGGCGCCCACTCCTTCCGGTAGTCGGGATGATCCGCGTAGACCGCAGCGAGGAGCTTGAGGGTTCCGCATGGCTGCGGATCCTTCGAAGTGGGCGAGTGAGCGCACGTAGTGCAGGTGTACTCATCGCCGAAGTTGACGGGGACGGGAGCATGCTGGGCGACGATGCGCCGCTTGGCCTCGACCTCGGCCAGCACCCGTGCGGGGCCGTTGCGGGCGATGTGGCCGGCAGCCCCAGACCTCAGTTCGTCAGCGGTGTCGATGACGAATGCGGGGAGGCGCCCGTCACGATCCTGGTAAAGCTCGGGATAGTTCTCGGTGAGGTAGGTCGGGAAACGCTCCACGGTGCGCAGCGACGCGCCGCGCAGGTACCCGTCCTCGGGTTCGGCTGGGGTGTCGTCGGAGGGCTCGATCCACTGCCAGTGCGTGCCGGGTCGTTCGGGATCGATTGCGGCACGCGCCGCCCGTTCGTCTTCGTCGAGGCGCTCGGCCAGGAACTCTACGATGGTCACGGCGTCTCGCGCTGCCTCCTCGTCCTCGTGTAGCCGTGCCCGGAGGAACTCCACGATCGTCACGAATCCTCCGCTCCGTCGATGCCGGTATCCCATGGGGCGGGACCGGCGCCGCTGATCTCTACAGCGGGTTCCGGGGGGTTGACGGCCACCGGGACCGCCGATCGTGCCGTCCCGTCCGGCATGATGATTTCAATCTCGTCTTGTTTGAACGCCTGACGGGCGTCCGACAGCTCGCCGAAAGCGATGTCTCCGCCCCAATACCAAAGGAACACACGGGCGGACGGGTCCGAATCGCATCCAAGCCGAAGATCGCCGTCCGCCTCAATTTCGCGACCGTCGCTGAGGCGGACGGCGACGGACCCCTTGTACGTGTATTGGGCGTCCCCACTCCACGGTTCAGTCATGTTCAGCTTCCTGCTCTCCGAGGTTAATGCCGCCGCTTCCGGGACTGATGTGCCAGTGTCGACCGCACCGGTCACAGTGAACGCCGGTGGGCGCGTGGTCGCCGCCCATAGTGCGATGGTCAAGGAGTTCGAGGTCGTGGCCCTCGTTCCGGCATTTGCGGTGTGCCAACTCGCGCTCGGCCTCTGCCAGCGTGTACCGGGGGTCGGTCTCGCTCCACGGTTCGGTCATGCGGTGGCCTTTCTTAGTCGGTACGGTCTTTCTTCTGCAGGTCGGCGAAGAACCCAACCACTCCGATTAGAGCGACCAGGATGCACGGGATGGCTCCGGCGATCCACCAGCTGCCCAGGGTCCACAGCCACGCGGCCAGTGCGCCGCCGCCGAGGGTGAGGATCGCGCCGAGGGCGTTGGTGGCGCGGTTGCGGGTGACGGTGTCGGCGGTGTCGATCTTGATCCAGAGGGTCATGACCGGACCTCCCTGTTCTCGTTGATGACGTCCGCGGCTCGGTCCCAGTGGGCGCATGGCCAGGCGGTGCCGGGCGGGCAGGCCCGGCACTGCTCTGCTGGCTGCGCGAGTCCATCACCCCAGGTGTGGACGTCCATCACCTCGTGGGCGATGTTGCGCCGCACAGTGGCATCCATCAGGCCGACGAGGGAGGCCAGGGTGTGGCAGGGCCATGTGACACCGCAGCGCCAGCACAGGGCCTCGTCGTCGATGTCTGCGGGATCGGTGAACAAGTGGTGGGTGCGGTGGCCGGCCTGGAGAGCTACTCCGAGGGCTATGCGCTGCGGGATCTTGGCTGCGTCGCGGATCATCGCCCGCATGGTGTTGAGCAGCCTCATCGGGCGCCTCCCGTCGGCATCGTCAGACATAGGTGCCGGATCGCGTCGCGCTCGATGGCCGCCGCACGCTGCGCGTCGACTCTCTGGATGTGGAGCCCGTGTAGCTCATCGTCGTTCCACGCGGCCAGGCCGCGGTCCTCGCTCATGGGGTCATCCTTTCGTGTTCGGGGTGGTGTGTCATGAGGCGTGGTCAAGGAGAGTGATCCATTCGTGGCGGCGCCACAGGTTGCCGCATCCGGGTACGCGCACGGGCCAGGCGCGCCCCTGTTCGGCGGGGCCTTCGACCGCGCCGGGGCCGACACAGCGCACGTCGCCGTCGGCGTCGGAGGGGACGGTGAGGGTGCCGCCGCAGTCTGGGCACACCACATCACGCAGCTGGCGAGCGGGCGCGTCGTAGCCGAGCAGCACCCGGCCCTGTTTGCGGTTGCGGCGCTGCTGGGTGATCACGGTGGTCACAGCCGGGTGCTCATCGGGCAGGGTGCTCGCAAGGGTGACGAGTCCGCGGAGTTCTTCGACCAGCGGGCGCGGCGTCCCGGTGTCCAGGTTGTTGGCGTCACGCAACAGGATCCGCGCGGAGACCGCGTCCTGGCGGATGTGGTTGAGGAGGTCCGCGGCCGCCAGGCTTCCGGGTGGTTTGCTTCCCGGCTGGGTGCGGCCGCCGTCGGTATCGCCGCCCCGGGCGGGTTCCCGTACCGCTCGGAGCTGAGCAAGCAGGCCGGGTTGGTGCACCGGCGCGACGCGGGCCTCCGCCCGGCTGGGACACCGGCACTGGTGGTGACGGGCCGCCCCCGTGGGGAGTGCGGCCCGGTGCGCCTGGCACGCCTGGGTGTGGAGCTGCAGCCGCACCCCGTACTCGACGCGTTCGCGCCACCCGTCCACGAACTCGGTGACGAGGTCGGCGAGGTAGGTGCTGTCATCGGTCACGTGGGCTCCCATCCACCGGCAGGGGTTTCACGCATGTCCTGGCCGCACCGGGTACAGACGCCGCGGCCTCGGGTGTCGCCGTGGGTGGTCACGTCGTACACGTCGGTGTGGGTGCATGCGGCGCGGAAGGCGGCGTCGTCGCGGCGTCGTTGGAGTTCCTTGCCGAAGTCGGCGCCGAGCTGGGTGTCGCAGTCGGGGCACAGCCAGGCGACGATGACCCCGGAGGACTCGACTGGGCAGGCGTCGTCGTGGATGCACTGGGAGCTGGTCATGAGTTGCCTCCGGTGCGTTGGCGCATCTGTGCCGCCATCTCCTGCCACCGTTCGGTCATGGCGTCGTAGTCGCGCCTCATCTGCTCGAACGCGTCGGCGAACTCACGCAGCTCGGCGGCGTGGCGGCGGTGGATACGGGCAGTGGCCCGGAAGTGGTACCCCACCAGCGCAGATATCAGTGTCACCAGGGTGAACAGCAGCGCTGCCACAACGGCGATCAGGGCGATGTCCATAGGTCATTCCTCCTGCGCGAGTTCGCGGGCGCGGGTCAGAGCGGCGTCACGCTCGTACTGGAGGGACGCGATCTGCTCCACAAGGTCGCTGATCTGGTGTTCGCGATCCTGCAGATGACCGTCGATCCCGACCTCGTCGAGGATGCGACCAGCGAGGTCGAAGTGCGGCATGCTCCCGTCGACCTCGCCGTTGCCGTGCTCGGTGTCGCAGATGACCGCGGCGATGATGGCCGCCGTGCGGAAGTGCTGGTTGTCGCGGGCGAGTTGGGCATCGTTCTTCAGTTCGGAGTTGACGGCCCGCAGCCGTGCCACCTCCTGCTTCAGGGCGGCCTGGTCGGGGTCGGCGGCGGACCAGTCGAGGTAGGTGCTCACGGCCTGCCGGATGGCGGCCTGCAGCACCGCGTGATCCGTGGCGCGCAGCCCGGGGCACTGAGTCTCGGGGCGCCCGTCCAGCTGGGCCTGGATGTGGTCGTCGGCCGCTTCGAGCGCTGCCTCCAGGGCGCCGTCTCCAGGGCGCGGGGAGGTGTGGCCGCACACGTGAGAGGCGGCGTGCTTGCGCGCGGCGTCGCGTTCATCCATCAGCCTCGTCATCTCGGGTTCGATGACGTCGGTGGCCAGGCGGGCGTGCTGTTCGGCCAGGGATGCCTCACGGCTTGCATCGAGGCCGCCTCCGCGTTCGAGGTGGGATTCGAGTCGGCGTCGCAGGTCGTGCATCTCACTCATCGGTGGTTCCTTCCTGGGGCGGGATGGGCATGGACGGTGGTTCCGCCGTGGTGGTCGAGGCGCACCCACCAGGCGCCGTGGTACAGCAGCGGCACCTCGGCCGGGTCGAGGTTGACCAGCTTGCTGATGAGGTAGCCGGTGCGTTGGGCGTCGCGCCGGTCAGACTCCACAGCCAGATGGCACCCCTTCGGAGAGGTTGCTGACCCGCACAGCAGCACCAAGTTCGCCGGACTGTTGAGCTCGGGGCGGCGGGAGCCTCCGGCGCCGCGCGGGACCCGATGGTGCAGGCTCCACTCGCGGGTGATCGGAAGCCCGCACCGGGCGCACCGGCCCGCGTCCCTCTCCCACACGAGCGCTCGTGTCGCCTTCGTGGGGCCGCTCATGTCCGCCTCCGGTCAGCGAGGTAGGCCACGCCCTCCCGGGTGCCATCGGCGTGATCGCACGCCGCCAGCAGCGCCATCGCCACCCGGCGCGCCTCATCGACCCGCAGGGCCTGCACGTCCTCCACGTGGCTGTCGTCGGGAGTCGACAGGTACACCGCGTCAGCGAGACTGGCGTCGCTCAGGGAACGGACCAGCCATCGGTCCAGGGCGGCGCGGCGTCCGTACATGTGGGGTGCGGTGATCTCCCACTGCGGGCCGGGCATGGGGTGGTCGGAGGGGTTGATCCGGTCGGGCGTGGGCAGCTCGGTGGTATCTGCTTCCGCGAGGAGTTCGCGGAGTTGGCGGCGCAGGTCGCCGATGGTGTCTCGCCACTCGGTCACCGGTCCTCCTCACGGCGCGGCGGGTAGTAGGCGACCTCCGCCGAGTACCGCCGCAGCGTGTCCGGGTCGGTGCGGCGCTCGTAGATCGTGATCTCGTCGCACGCCGGGCACCGGTGCGCGTTCCACCGGTACATCAGCCCGGACTCATTGCCTCGGTAGTGCTCGTAGCCCAGGGCGATGCACGACGGGCCGGAGTCGCCGCAGGTGGGGCAGCCGGGGTCGATGTGGGACATGACCACGGCGCGTTTCCATCGGGTCCATTCGGCGACCGGCACGCTGTTGATCTCTCTGGGCAGGGAGGGGAGCGTGCGCTTGGTGGTCATCGGTTCTCCTTCCGGAGTGCGTCGAGGCAGGCACGGTGCCGCACCCGGCCGGCCGGGATGGGGCGGTGGCAGGTGGCGCACGACGGCGACCGGTCGCCACGGTTCGGTGGTGGTGGGAGCATGTGCCGGGCGTCGGTCAGCTGGATCACCGGGTGCCTCCTCGCGTCGCCCCCGACTCGGACCCCGACGCGCACTGGGCACGCACCCGGTCCAGCTGGGCGCGCACATGCTCGGGCGGGCCACCACTGCGGCGGGCGGCCAGGGCCTTGGCCCCTGGAGGTGCGTCGGCGGCTGCCGCAGCACCGTCCCGCAGCCATTGCTGGTACGCGTCGACGTCATCCGGGTCCACCGGGGGACGGGCCGCATCCCACGCCGCGTGGTTGCGGCGTTCCGCGCGAGCGGCGCGGACGGCGTCACGCACGTCGCCTGGCTGGATCCGCCGCGGCCGGCTGGTGCTGTACCACCGGATCACCGCGTCGCGGCACTCCTCGAACGGCAGGTCCTCGATGACTTGCTGCCAGGCGAGTACGTCACTGCGGCCGGTGGTCCGGGAGTCGTAGGTGGCCGCGACCGCGAGGATCGCTCCGACCTGTTCTTCGTCCATGGTCAACCTCCTCCTGTGAGGGCGGCCAGTGCCTGCTGCTGTTGGATCTCGTGCTGGCTGGATTCGTGGGATTCGCGTTCGCGCTGGGCTTCGCGGCCCGCTTCGAGCGCTTGGGCGGCACGGTCGTCGGTCGTCGAGCTCCGGGCTCGGGTGTGGCTGGTGCGGGATGTTCGCCGTTCGTGTTCGCGGCGCATCCAGTTGCGCCAGGTGGCGACCCAGTCGCGCTTGCGGCCCTGCTGGCCGGGGACCGATCGCCAGTAGTCGCAGAACGCCTCATGATCGGCTCTGCCGCAGCTCGGGGCGTTCTCCCGAGCCCACGCGGCCATCTCCTCGCTGACTGCGAAGTCGTCGGGCAACCGGTGACCGCGGTCGGTCTTCTTCTTCGTCGACTTCGTTGGCTTGGTGGTGTCCGTCTGGCCGGACGCGTCAGCGTCGGCGTCGCCCCCCACACCCCCAGACGGGTCCTGGCGCCTGGTGTCATCACTCGGGTCGGGACGGGCCGGGTCGGGACGGGACGGGCCGGGAGGATTCGGGGTGCGATCGGGGTCACTGTCAGCCCCCCGATCGGTACCCCGATCGCTGTCCTGTTCCTGTTCTTCCTGGCAAAGAGGACAGTCGGACTTCACGATCCCCTTAGCGACATGCCACCGCCGGTGGTTACCGACGATCGCCCCCGACGACGACTGCGATCGGGTGGCCTCCACATCGCTCCGGGACGGGTTGCGTTCGGCCCACTCGTGGAACTGGTATCCCCCCTCGACCCGCTTCCACAGCCCCGCTGCGACCAGCTCATCCGCCAGCTCGGGTTGGCCGCGGGACAACAGTGGGACCACGTGGTCGGGGATGCCGCCATCAGTGAGATGGTTTCCCGCCCAGGCACCCGCCACGGACCACAGCCCGAGCGCTGCCAAGCTCGCCGCCAGCGCTTTGGGGTGACTGTGGAAGCTGTCGTCCACCTTGAACCAGGTCACCTATCGCCTCCTCTGGTGTGGTCCGTGCCGGCCGCGGAGTCGTGTCACGCGGCCGGCACGGGGACTATGTGGTGTCGCCTCGTCACCCCGACCGTCGCGATGTCGTCGGTAGCGACTCGGGGGGCGATTCGGGGGGCGACTCGGAGAACTCGGGCCAGGTGATCCTGTCCAGGGCGGCCCGGTGGGTAGCGGGCACGGTAGCGATGGGGTAGCCGAGGTGGTCCGCGCCCATCGCGCACAGCACGACGGCGTCGGCGAGGTTGTCGTTTCCGCCGGTCACGTACTGGGGCCACCGGCGAGCGACGGCGTCGACGACAGCAGTCTTCAGCGCCTGCCCCTTGCCGGTGGCGTAGCGGCACCGCTGGGTCGGGGCAACCTCGGCGACAGGCACGCCCTGGGCGAGAAGGTGGCGGACGACGCGCCACCACAGCCCGGACCTCTCGTGTGCCCCGCCGCCCGAGCGGGAGTAGGCGGGCGCCTCGATTACGGCCAGGTCGGGGGTACCGACGGTGTCGAGAACTCCGCGCGCGAGGTTGACGATGGCGCGGTCGCGGTCGGCGAGCGGCAGGTTGGTGACGCCGGCGCGGCCGACGATCGTGCACCAGCCGATCGAGGAAGCGATGCCGGTGCCGGTGAGGCTGGCGTCGAGCCCGATCACGCGGGGGGCCGCCCCCGAAGGGGCGGCCGTGTTGTCGGAGGTCACTGGTCACCGCCCTCTTCCTGGTCGTCCTCGACGGGCTCGGCGGTGCACACCGCTGTTAGCAGCGCCTGCCAGGCGGTGGCCCGGTGCTCATCGCACGCCGGGGTTCCCAGCCGGATCGCCTGGCACCCGGCGCGCCCGCACACCACCCGGGCGGCGGCATCCACGCCCGTGGCGTCGGGGAGGGAGTCGTCGTCCTCCTCGTCCTCAGCTTCGGCGGCAAGCTGGTCGCGCTGCTCCCGGAATTGATCGCGCTCGGCGCGGGCGGCGTCGCGCTCGCGGCGCATTTCCTGGAGCATGTCTCGGGCGGCGTCGCAGCGGGTCCGGATGGCCTCCACGGCCGGGCGCTTGGGCTCCGGCGTGTGTGAGGTGGCCGGGGTGTCCTCGCATTCGCACGTGGCTGTATGGAGATCGCCGTGCTTGCCGTCCGGGCCGAGGGGCCGGTGACGGTCGCACTCGGCGATCAGTCGCTGGAGGCGGACGACGTGCTCGGCGCGACGCCCGTCGAGGGAATCGCTGATGCGGGCCGCGGCGACGCACAGCGTCTCCCGCAGCATCTGCGGCGAGTCGGGCACCACCAGGGCGCTCCCCCCCTCGACCAGGCGGACGTCGTCACGGTCGCCCCGCGCCTCCTCCCGCTGCCTGATCAGCCGATCGACCTCAGCGAGGAGAGCGTCTCGGTCGGCCGGGCCGTACATCACGGTGTCGCCGTCAAAATGCGCGGCGCGCTGCCGGATGGCCTCCAGGTCCGGCCTACGTGAGGTGTCTCTGTGGGCGGGGGTCTCACTCATCGGGTCTCTCCTGTCGTCGGGGTGTCGCTTCCTGATCGTTTTCGGGCGGGCACCTGTCATGACGCCATCCCCCGCACGCGCCACAGCGCGATGTGACCGATGTGCCAGTGCCGACCGCACCGGTACGGGCGCATGTGGTGCCCCGGGTGCAGCACCCGGGCAGCACGGCGGGCGTCACGACGCCGGGGGTAGAGGTGTTTTCCGCACCAGCGGCAGATCCCCACAGGGCGTGTCATGACGCACCCCCTTCCTGCTGTGCGTCATCAGCCTCGTTGGTGGGCGGGGCGTCGTCGACGATCTCGGCATCCACTAGGTCGCCGGTGGGCTCCGCTGGTTCGGCGCGGCGCGCCAACTCCTCGAGGACCGCGTCCGCTTCCTTCTGCGTCAGCAGCCGCGTCACCGGCACCTCTCGGCCGGTGATCTCCGCGTACAGCTCGAGGGCGGCGTCCTTGCCCAGGCCGAGGTCGCGGATCCGGCTTGCGATCTCGGACAGCTGGGCAGGGCCGATCATCGGTTCCCCGGAGGGCTGGGAGTATTCCGCCGCGACTGACTCTGCGATCGTCTTCCCCGGCCCCGAGGGCGCGGCGGCCGTGTCTTCCTCAGCCGCTGTCTCTTCCGGGGTGAAGATCCCGGACAAGTCCTGAGGGAACGCCGCCCGCAGCGCGAGCGCCTCGGCGACCTTGCCGAGCATGTGGACCCCCTTGGTCGCCCACATCTGGGTGGGATCGCCGTCCTTCTTCTTCTGCACGAACTCCGCCCAGTGCGCCACTCCCTCCAGCGGCTCGCGGAACCCCTTCTTGTAGACGGCGCACCGGGCGGCCACCGGCGGGCGGGACGGGTCCAGCCACACGTTCTTCCAGACCCCGTCCTCGCCGCACCACTGGATCGGGGTGCGGCCCTCGTAACGGCCGGTGCGCTCGGCGATCACTCGTAGCCCGTCGATCCCAGCCTGGATCGTGTGCCTGTAACCCCCGGACTGGTTGTCCCAGCGCTTGATCATGTAGAGCTGCTTGGCGAACGGGTCCAAGCCCGTCCGCTGGGCCTGGTGGAGGAACACCAGCTGGTCCCCGGACGGGGCGTCGGCGATGCCCAGCTGGGCGAGCGCGGCGCGTTGCGGCTCTGTCCACTCGGTCTGGGTCGGGTCCAGTGCCAGCGCGCCGACGCTGGACACGGCGATCTCGGTCGTGGTCATGTTACGGTGTCCTCTTCCTCGGTGCGGGTGCGGATGTCGGGAAGTTTGCGGCTGGCCACCACGAAAGGGGAGCCGTCGCCGCGGGCCTGCCGGGTGGCGATGGTGATCTCGCCGTAGCGGGCCTTCTTCGCGGCGCCCATGCGATCGGCGAGGATGGAGCGCTGGTGCTGTTCGTGCTCCTCGGCGGCCTTGAGCGTGTTCTTCGCCGAGCAGTAGGCGGCGGCCTCGTCGAAGGTCAGGTCGACGGTGGTGCCGTCGATGGCCGGGTGCAGCTCGCGCACGGTTTCGTAGGTGTTCTTGGCGCCGTCGAAGTCCGGGGGCTCGTTGAACATCAGCGAGTCGAGGAACAGCTCGGCGCGGTAGCGCAGGATCGCCGCGTCGTCGGGGTCGTAGCGCACCGTGTAGTGGCGGAACTCGAGGTTGCGGGTGAGCACGGCGACGTGGGCGACCGTGAGACCCAGCGCGTCGAGGTACCACATGATCTGGGTCCTGTAGTACAGCGGGATCTCGTCGGTGCCGGACGTTCCCCAGGTGTCGGGGTCGTCCTGCCCATCGGTCTTGACCTCGAGGATCCCGACCGGTTCGCCGGACTGCACGACGATGCCGTCAGGGTTGGCGAGCTGGTAGTCGCGCTCGTGGTGGACGAACGTTCCGGCGTCAGCGACCTCGTACTCGGGGTTCTTGTCGGCCCACCACTGGCGGATGCCGGGTTCGAGGTAGTGGCCGCGGGCCTGCGGTGCGGTGGTCGGCCCGTCGGTGACGCGTCCGGCCTTGAGGTGCCACAGCCGGTACGGGGACACCCAGGGGGACCGGCCGAGGACGGCGGCCATGTCGGACCCGCCGAGGCGTCCGGCACGTGCGGCGTGCCATTCCTGTTCGGACGCGTCCGGTCCGAGCACGCGCCGCGCCGACGGTGTGGCAAGGGTGGCCGGGCCAGGGGCAGCTTCCCCTCCGCCGCCTGGCCCGGCCGGGGGGCTGGACGCAGGCGGGGTCTCAGGGCCGCCCCCCAGGCGGTCCTCTCCCACCTTGGCTCCCGCGGGTGACGTTGACGTCCAGCTCATTGGTCTCTCCTAGAAGTGGTGGATGGTCAGTCCGTGGATGTCTCACGCACCCAGTCGGCGTATGTCCGCAGCGCGTGTCCCCATTCGGTGTCGGACGCGTCCGGGTCGCCCCGCAGGGCGGCGTGCACACGCCCGTGCAACCGGGTCACGAGGTCGGGCTCGGGAAGCGAACAGATCTCCGTGGGCATGCCGTTGGGGTCCCACCCGGTGACGACCACAGGGCCGGCGTAGGGCTGGGCGGCGGCGCCCAGGGCGGCGAGGACGCAGGAGGCGACCACGTTGCGCGGGTAGGTCTCGGGCCGGGTCAGCCCTACGTCGTTGACCCACCCGGCTATGCCGTAGTCCTCGTCCAGCCGCACCCGGTCAGGTCCTTCCGGCCCGACTTCTGTCCAGACCGTGTCCACGGCGTCGCCGCCCCGGGTGCGGTGGGCCAGCGTCCCGTCCGTGGTGATGACGGCGTAACGCATCACTCACCTCCCAGGTGCGCGCGCACCTCGGCGGTGCGGTAGCGGCGGTGCCCGCCCAAGGTCCGGACCGAGGTGAGTTTTCCTGCCTTGGCCCACCGACTGACGGTCTTGGGGTCCACACGGAACGCTGCGGCGACCTCAGCCGGGGTCATCAGCTCGGACTCGGTGCTGGTCTTAATAACGGTGGCCATCGGGTCTCCTAGAGGTAGGTGCGGACGGTCTGAGGGCTGATGCCGAGCTCGGCGGCGATCTCCCGGACCGGAAGCCCTTGGGTGGCGAGGTCGTGAGCTCGCGCAGCGCGAGCCCGCCGTCGTCGCGTCTGCCGGTCGGTCAGGTCGTCCGGGTCACGAGTGGCGGCCGCGTATTTCGACACGGTCGATGGATGCACCCCGAGCTCGCGGGCGATCTGGGTGTTCGTGAGGTGCAGCTCATCGAGCTCGCGGAACCGCTGGAGACGCTGTTCCGCAGCCGCCGCGCGGCGAGTGTTCTCGTCGCAGACGTGACACTTCGCGTCCCGAAGGCGCGCCTGGTCGATCGTTCTGCCGCACGCGTCGCAGGTGGTCATCTCCCGCTGCCGGGGCGGGGCGGGCTGCTGCGGTTCGCACCCGCGGAGGATCATCTCCCGTTGGCGGCGCGTGTAGCCGCCCCAGATCCCGTGCTCAGGCTGCTGCAGCCCGGTCTCCAGGCACTGTTCTCGGACCGAACACTCGTTCCAGCACACGGGAATCGCTTCGGCGCGATCTTCAGGGGTTTCGTCGTCCCACCAGTGAGGCGAGTACTCGACTGACTGGCAGGCGGCGTGTTCCACCCAGGTCACTGGCCACCTCCGTCCCGGGAGGTGACAGCGCGCATCAGCGCCTCGGCGTCATCATCGGAACGATTCCTTCGCCGTGCCCTGCGAAGCTGCTCTTCCCGAACGTCGGCGGCGCGCAGCTCCCACACGAGCCACCCAGCGGCTGCTAGTGCGACAAGCTGCAACACGATGGCGGTGATCAACAGGATGGTGGTCGTCACCGTCCCACCCCCCAATGCCAGAGCTCCGAAAGCTGCCGGACGATGGTTTCGATTTCCTTGGCCTCGGACTCGGTGCGGTGCCATGGCGCCTTGCAGGCGATCTCCAACCGGCGCGCGGACAGTTCCTCTAGGTCCTGGTGCGCCGCTTCGAGCCACTCGGCGGGCGTCTGTGCGTCGGTGATCCTCATCGGGCCACCTCCTCGCGCTCGTCGTAGGCGCGACGGACCGACTCGGGCTCGCCCTGGTCACTACCGAGCCGCGCGTAGAGTCGCACTCGCACGCCCGACACGATGAGCTCCGCGGCAGCACTGCTGCCGAACGGCCGCGGGCCGGACACCACGCAGTCGGAGAGCTGACCGACCCACTCGTACAGCTCATCGATGGTGTCCATCTGGCCCGTCACCAGCGGCACGTCTCCGAGCTCGTAGGGACCGATGTGGTCGACATGGTGCACCGTCCAGTGGCCGATCGGGAGCTCCGGGTAGGCGGACGTGAGGTGCAGCAGGGCTTGCACTCCCTGCGCTTGCAGGGTGTGTGCGGTAACCTCGCTCATGGCCTTTCCTTTCGTGTTGGGTTTTGGCCAGCCCCCACCTGGCGGTATCCGGGTGGGGGCGCTTTTACGGAGTCAGCCGCGGCGGCTGCGCTCCTTGTCCCACCGCTTCCTGGCCATCTGGCGCAGGTGGGCACGGCGGGCAGACTCGGCTGCCTGGGCGCGCTCGGCGGGGGCCATCTCGCCGTTCGGGTCGACGACGGCTTCCCACCGCTGGATCGAGGCTCGGCGGGCGGGCAGGGTGCGAGCCGTCCGGTCCTTGGTGTCGGCCCAGCTCCAGTGGGCGGCGATAGACGCGGACTCGGAGCGGCGCTTGGGGTCCTTCGCAGCCATCACGCACCCCCATCCGTGAGCGAGTGCCACACCTGATCGAAGAGGTCGCGATCCTGCTCGGTGTACACCGCGACATCGCGCTGAGCCCCATCAACGAACCGGCGCGAGGTGCCGGGGGATTCGCCGTGGCGGCGGACGTACAGGGCCTTGATCTGCTTCCCGAAGGCAGGGGCGAGCTTGCGCGCCGCAGTTCCTGTGACGCCTTGCTCGTCCAGGTACTCCCCTACGGTCAGCAGGCGCGTCGACGAGTCCTGATCGGGCTCCTCGCCCAGGGCGCGCCCGGCAACCTCGCGGGCCTTGGCTTCCAGCCACGACCGGTCGACGATGCCGTCGAGAACCCGCAGAACTTCGGCTTGGGCCTTGGCGCGGGCGGTGATCGCGGCGAGCTGGTCATCGGTGGCCCGCGGGTTGATGGCGCCGCCCTTGGTCCAGTACTGCTCGATCGCGTCGGCGACCTCGGCCTGATACATGACGAGCTTGGGTGCGACGTCCTTGCCGACTCGCTTCTCATCGATGGTGGCGAGGAGCATGAGGAAGGTACGGACGTCGCAGGTGGTCATCTCCCGCTGCTTGCCGTCTTCGGCAACCATTGGCCTCTGACCAACGGTTGCCCATGAACGGCTGCGGAGCTTGGTGTACTGCGTCGGGTAGTCGAGCCCCAGGGCTTCGACGGCGGGCTTGAGAACGATGTGGGGCTGACCCTGGACATCGACAGTCCAGATCTCGTCGCCGTGGAACGGGATGCGAACGACCGAGTTCATGGCGTCACTTCCGTACTTCCGTGTCGCGTCGAAGATCAGCGACCGAGCATCCGAACGCCGCCGCCATGCGCTCTAGCCGCTCATGTCCGGCGTTGCGCGTGCCGCCTTCGATCTCGCAGATCAGGCTGATCCCGCACCCAACCGCATCGGCGATCTGGGATTGGGTCATCCCAGCCCGCTTCCGGGCGATGTACACCGCCTCGGGGTCGTGAGTGAGTGGCTTCTTCATGGTGCGAACCTAGCGCACTCGTTTGCGAAATTCAAGAACCTACTGCGATACGCTGCGCACATGCGTGATCATGTGCCGTGCAAGTGAGGGAATGCTCACCTACGCTAGACTTCGCGAAAGTTCGCGAAGATGATGGGAAGTATGAGCAACGAAACGCCCCCCGAAGGCGAGATCATCGAGGCAGCCCGCAGACGCCACCGCCTGTCTCAGAACAAGGCGGCCAAGGCCGCAGGCATCAGCGGCACACGCTGGCGTCAGGTCGTCAAGGGCGTCGCCAGCGGGGGGACCGGCGTCGTATTACCGACACGCGGGAATGCGGAAACCGTCGCGCACATGGCTCACGCGGTCGGAGTCTCGCCTGACCAGCTCGCCGAGGCGGACCGCGCCGACGCCGCCGACGTGCTACGAGGACTGGAGCTCGACAACGCCACTGAGCAGGAGAGCCCCACGCTCCACGATGGGTTCGAGCGCTCGGTGTGGGCGGACACGAGCCTGAGCGTTGACAAGCGTCTCGACATCATCGCCGAGTATCGCGCGTCCAGGATCATCGAGGAACGTAAAAAAAACAATGGGGGCAATGACAACCAGCAAGCCGGATAGTCTCGATTGAGACACAACTCACCGGTAGGTCTAAAAATGACCTAAATGCAGGTAACAGGATGACCGTAAGGGGTCATCTATGGGCACCATCATCCTCGCGGGCACAATGGTGTGCCTCGCCGGTACCGTCATCATCGCGCTGTGTCGCATACACAGACGGGTCGTCCGACTTGAGAGCGCAGCCCCGCCGACGTCACGGCGAGATCTTGACGACGAACTCGAACGGCGCGTCAATCAGCGCATCGACGCGCACGACACGGTGCCGCATCCCCGACGATCGCCGGAGCGCACCCGCGGACACCTCAGCCTGTATCGCGGCGGGGCCATCGCTGCTCCCGCACTGGTCGCCGGAGCGTGGTTGCGAGACGGGGTGCGGCACCATGCCGTAGCTACGTCGGGAACCGCAGCGGTAGCGGGCACGCTCATCCTCGGCGTGACCCTGCTCCCCGCCCCCGGGGATACGGCGCCGGACGCCGCTCCGGCTCCGCTGGTGACGCCATCGGCCGACCCGGACCAGGGGGACACGCGCCAGCAGCCCGCCCCGCGGGCGACGCCGGAGGACGTCACCGTGACGGAACCGCGGGCAGCACCGGAGGAGCACGACCGCGCCGAGGAGCAACCCGCCCCCGAGGACGGCACCGGCGGCGGCGACCAGGCGGCGGAAGACGGTGGCGAGCCCGAGCACGGCCAGGAGCCGGAGCGGGAGCGGGAACACGACCGCGCCGAGGAAAGCGACAGGCCGCCGGAACGCGACGAGGAAGACGACCAGGAGCCCGACGAGGACGAGGGCCGTTGGTGCGTCCCTCCGCACCACGCCGAGTCGGTCGTAGATCTCTGCCTCCCTCACGAACTCCTCCGCTGAACACGAAAAAGCCCCGCCGCACACCGCGGCGGGACTGAACTCTGCAGTCAGCGGGTGGACCCGTTCATCTGGGTCACACTCTGCCGTCGATGCCTGCTCGCTGTAGCGCGGACCACGCCCGCTGCTGTTCCGTGTCCGAAGCGTAGAGGGCGACGTGGCGCAGGTCCTGCCACCCGAGGATCTGGGCGACGTAGGTCCGGTCCACATCCTCATCCAGCAACCGGGTCGCCAACGTGCGGCGGAACCTGTGGGCATGCACCCGAGACGTGATCCCCGCCTGGGTGGCGCGGCGCTTGAGGATGCGCTGGATACCCTCAGTGGCGAGCCCGCCCTGCTGACCAATCCACAACGCAGAGGCATGAGCCTTAGAGTGAGTGGCCCGCGCCCGCAGGTACCGGTCGAGGGCCATCACGGTCTTCGCTCCGATCGGCACCAGGTGCACCCGGCCCCCCTTCAACCTCAGCCGCAACAATGGCTGCTTGCCGTCGAGGAACACGTCATTCTTGTCGTCGTTGTCGAGTTGAGGGTGGTCCGGGTCGTAGCGCAGACCGGTCATGCCCCCGAGACGGATGCCCGTACCCCAGAACGTTCGGATGATCGCCTCGTCGCGGCGCGCCGCGAAGCTGGTGCCGCGGCACGCCTTGATCAGGGACTGGACCTCCTCGTCGGAGAAGGCCGGCCGTGGGGGATCCACGGTCTTCGGCGGGGTGACGTCGAGCATCGGGTTCTCCGACCGGCGGATCGCCTGCTCCCGGCCGGACGTCAGCCACTTGTACAACGCCTTGAGGTTTCGGTAGTGGAACGCAGCAGTGTTGCTGCTGGTGCGATCGGCCACGGCGATGAGGAAGTCCTGGATCTCCTCATCGCCGATCTCAGCCGGCGTGGCCGACGACCGGTTCTCGTCCAGGTAGGCCGAGAACTGACGAAGGGTGCGAAGATAGTTGCGGATGGTCGTGTCGCTTTTGCTCTCGGCTCGCAGGTAACGCGTCCAGGAGTGGGACAGGTCGCCGACGGGCGTGTCGGCGATAGTGGCCTTGCGCGGCAT